CGGCATCGGCATCGGCATCGGCATCAGCATCAGCATCGGCATCGGCATCAGCACAATCGTCTGCTGTAATACATTTATATAAACACACATTTCCAAGAGTAAAGTAACTAATTTGTATAAATTTCATAAACTTTTTGTCACGCCTTTCACGTTCGAAATATTCTTCTTGTGATACAAGAAGTGTTCTAATCCGTGGCGGTAAATTATCATCTCCACCATATTGTCTTCTGATTTCGTTTGGATTTAACAATGTTGTATCTGGTGCACGACACATAGGACAGGTTATAATAAGAACGCCACTCCGCGAATTATTAGCCATAGTATTACGCCAATTATTTATGCAAATATTGCAAAACGAATGGCCACACGGCAATATAATTTCAAATATATTATTTTGCTCGTTTGTTTTTAGTTCATAACAAATAGAACAATACCTACCGTCAGTATTATCATATATTGTTATTAAAGCATCCGGTTGATTATCGTCAATATTTATAGACATCTTCACTATAATATTAGTTATCATATTGAATAAAGTATCCTTTCAATTTTATACAAAAATGAATGGTGAGAGTGTTCCAGAACCATCATATAACGCACAATAAGTGTATATCCAATAGATTATTCGAACCAAAATAAACATCACACACATCGTTCATATATTCTAATCAAAATATGGTATTTATGTATGAAGTCAATATCGGTAGATTTAACACCCAAAAAAACAAGAGAAGAAATCGAAGAAGAAAAACATATACGAGAACAAGAGAAGAAGGCAAAGAAACGTCAAAAACGAGTAGTAACAAACCATAAAAAATGGGAATTTACGGAAGAAGAGTTACAATGTTCTCAACAACTACAATATATAATGCAAATAGAAGATGAAAAAGAGAAAGACACAAAACAATATAAGTGTATTTCCGAGAGCTTTAGACAAAAACTAAGTAGTTATCGTAGTCAAGACACTCAAAAAGACCGTTATTCCGAAGAAAATTTCACTACAATTGAGAACATTATAGAATTATTACAAGAATCGGGCAATATATGCTATTATTGTAGAGAACCCGTCAATGTTCTCTATGAATATGTGCGAGATCCGAAGCAATGGACGCTTGAGCGAATAGATAATAGTATAGGTCATAACAAAGGAAATCTAATGATAGCCTGTCTGGGATGCAATTTAGGTAGGAGAACAATGCATCAGGAAAGATATGTGTTTACAAAACAGTTGAATATTGTGAAAAAAGAATAACAACGAAACTGATATATAAACATGTATACAATTGAATTCAATGACAGATTTAAATAATAATATCGAGAACAATCGTAAGAATATCTACAATAAACTGGATTATTTCTATAAAACAAATAAAATTCCCCATTTAATATTTCATGGTGAATCCGGGTCGGGTAAGCGTTATATAGTAGATGAATTTATACAAAAGATATACAATAATGATAGACATAAGATAAAACAGAACGTAATGATTGTAAATTGCGCTCATGGTAAGGGTATAAAATTTATACGTGAGGAATTAAAGTTTTTTGCGAAGACAAACATAAGGTCAGATTCAGGGGCATCTTTTAAAACAATCGTATTGATTAATGCCGATTTTTTAACGATAGACGCTCAATCGGCACTAAGACGATGTATAGAATTATTTAGTCATACTACCCGTTTTTTCATCATTGTAGAGAACAAACACAAACTATTGAATCCAATTTTATCCCGTTTTTGTGAATTGTATGTTCCTGAATATATAAAAGATGATAAAATTGTAAATTTACACCAACATTTTATAAACGAACATATAACCCATGTAGAACATAAGACAGAATGGTTAGACACACAAATAAAGGATACGAATATGGATAATCATATGGAAATAATGGATTTCGCTGAGAAATTTTATCAAGAAGGGTTGTCTTGCTATGACTTTATAGATTGGGCGAAACATACCGATAGAATATCGGATGTCAAAAAAAACGAAATAACTATATGTTTTAATACCATAAAATCCGAATTTAGAAACGAGAAACTATTGCTGTTATATTTATTAGATTATTTGTATTTACGTTTAAACCCCACCTTAAAAAGTGTGTTAACAATATAATTAGATGGACGATTTTGTTTTATCCAACTTACAAGAATCTCGTAATGAATGGTGTAGTCGTTTGGTTAGTATTTTTACCCCCTTAATTTTAGGGGGTGTAAAATCATTGTTTAATGAATCATGGAAATTGTGTATTGATAATGATGAACCAAACAAATATTTAATGACATTTCAAAATTTATTATCCAGAATTCCCAAATGGAATAATGAAATAATAGAAGATGAACGAAAACGTATAATTGAACGTAGTGGTTGTAATTATTTAGAAGATTTGATTACTTGCGTCCATATTATTCAACTAAAAGTCCTTACGTGTATTCGTGTTGGAAATAAGCAAAAGAAGATAGATATATCAATCCCCAAGTTGGATAGCTTCATTCATAAGGTATATATCAATGTAGCACGAAAGGTATATTCAAATGTGTATTTGTTTGACAAGAACATAAGCCCACTACAATTACAAAAGAACAATCGTGAACTGGAAAGTATCATTCAAGAGTGTATTTTAATTTCTATTCGCGAAAGCATCCCAACGGAAGCTATTATTCGTGCTTATATGGATGAAAGTGTAGAACAAGAGGAAGAGGTAATTATTGAAGATATAAATGAAGAAGAAGAAAAAGAAGCAGAAGAGATTATAGTTCCTACATCTCAACCCGACTCAATAAATGATATTGATGAAGTTGTACCAGACGTTGTACCCGCGATTCAAAATGTAGACAACGAGGCAGTTGTAACAAAGTTATCTTTTAATGACATGGATGCCATATTAGATGAGTCTGATAATGTAAAAACAATAGAAGCTCCCAAGTCAATCGAGCGATTGGAAGAAATCAGTACGGAACGCGCTTTTCAAAGACAATTAGACGAGGAGTCTGATGATGAACGTATCCAAATTTCAGCCGAGCAGGTAGATTTAAGAGACTTTGACGAACTTGGTTCTACTCATCCAGGGCATAATAACGATGACAGTATTATTTTAGATGGTATAGAAGAATTAGTATAATTTAGGCGGATTCGTCTGTTTACAAATAAAAAAATAACAAAAAATTATATTAGTAATGGAAAAAGCATTTATACTATCGTTATTTATAACCGGTGTCTTTTTTGTATCCAAATTAATTGATATGAAATATATCAGCAAGGAATGGAAACCAATCAAGACGGTTATCCGTGAATCCCTTTTTGTATTGGTATCAAGTATCCTGTCAGTAGTAGTATTTTTTCTCACTAATGGTAAGATGAGTGAGTTTTTCGATATCTTAACAGAAAGTAAGACGTTAAAGCCATCTGCGACAGAAGTATTCACCGGTGAGCCTGGGTTCTAAGTACACACTATAAGTAAAAATTGATTACTTATAGTTTATAAAAATATAGACATACTATAAAATGAGTGCGATTCAATCAATAAACACGTTTAAAAAGGAGGGGATAAATGCTCTTGAAAATATACAAGAACAAAGGTACGTTACAATAATACAGAAGGCAAATGAGGCATATTATAACAACAATCCGTTAATGACCGATAATGAATTTGATATTGTAAAGGAATATTTCGAGAAGAAGTTCCCAAACAACCCGGTTTTACAGAATATTGGTGCTCCAATCACCAAAAACAAAGTGACCTTGCCCTATAACATGCCTTCAATGGATAAAATAAAACCAGATACGGATGCTTTGAATAAATGGATGAAAAAATACACCGATAATTACGTATTATCATGTAAATTAGATGGAGTTAGTGGAATGTATACAACTGAGAACAATACACAAAAATTATATACTCGCGGAGATGGAACTATAGGACAAGATGTAACACATTTACTTTCCGTTTTGAATTTACCAAAATTAAAGGATATTGTAGTTCGGGGTGAATTTATAATATCAAAGGCAAAATTCGAAGAAAAATACAAATCCAAATTTGCGAATTCACGGAATTTGGTAGCAGGTATAATAAATAGTAAAACGTTGGATAACAAGGTAAACGATATGGATTTTGTAGCATATGAAGTGATAAAACCGGTATTATGCCCCAGCGACCAAATGAAATTATTAGAAAAATACGGATTTAATACTGTTAGAAATTTACAGATGTCATCGTTAACCAATGAATTATTATCACAATTATTAATTGATTGGAGAAGTAATTATGAGTATGAAATAGATGGTGTAATTGTATCAAATAATAAAAAATATGCTCGTACCGAAAAAAATCCAGAACATTCATTTGCGTTTAAAATGGTAATATCAGACCAAGTAGCCGAGGCAAAAGTGGTGGATGTAATATGGAACGCAAGTAAGAGTGGATATTTGAAACCTCGCGTTCGGATTGAACCAATTCATATAGGTGGTGTAAAAATAGAGTATGCTACTGGGTTTAATGGAAAATTCATAGAAAGTAATAAAATCGGTATTGGTGCGGTAATTCAACTCATTCGAAGTGGTGATGTAATTCCATATATAAAATCAGTAACCACAGAAGCTGAAACCGCAAAAATGCCTGATGTTCCTTATCATTGGAATGAAACAAAAGTAGATATAATATTAGACAATATAGAGGATGACGTAACTGTAAAGGAAAAAAATATAACAAGTTTCTTCGTAGGTATAAGTGTAGAGGGATTATCAAGTGGAAATGTAAAAAGGTTAATGAATGCGGGGTATGATTCGATTATAAAAATAATTCATATGAGAAAAGAAGATTATGAAGGAATCGAGGGATTCCAGACAAAAATGATAAATAAAATATATAATGGAATACAAGACCGATTGAAGGAATCCACATTAGTAGAAATAGTAGCAGCATCAAATCTTCTTGGACGAGGTATTGGAAAGAAAAGATTGGAACCAATATTTGAACGATATCCAAACCTATTTACACTGTTAATTTCAAATGAGGAATTAAAAATAATGCTACTATCGGTTAACGGTATTGGGGAAGAAAATGCTACAAGTATAGTAGAAAATATGAAAAAAATGAAGACGTTTTTAGTAGATGCGAACCTACTATATAAATTATGTCAAGAACGACCCAAACAAACAGACGAAAATAAAAAATCTCCTGTGAAAGTAGACCATATTTTACATGGAAAAAACATAGTAATGACAAAGGTACGAGATGCGGACATAATAGCTGCGTTATCTAAATATGGTGGAAAGTTAGAGAACAACATTACAAAAAATACGTTTGTTCTAATTACAAAAAGCCATGATGATATATCATCCAAAACAAAAAAAGCAAACGAATTAGGAATTCCGATAATGACTCCATTGGAATTCACAGAAAAATATCTATAATTATCGTTTCATCGTATGTGTTTTTGGTGGTATAGGAAACACTTCATTATTTTTGGAAAATCTAACCGATTTTTTATTAGGGTTATTACATTTAATAGTTGGAAAGGTTGGACCAAATAATGTGTAGACTGATGGAGTCATTTGTTTGATACAATATATAGTCATTTACACTATACATACAAAACATATATTACGAAATCTATGTTTTGAATACTTAGAAATATTTTGGTAGACGATTTACATCCATTACATGTTCTCCTACTTCGTCACTATTAATGATAAATTGATTAAAGAAAGAAAACTGTAGTTGTTCTTGGGGTGTGTGTTTATGGACTGTTCGAGCAATCATTTTATATAATTTAAAATCGGGATATCGTTCGTCTCCATTTTTCTTATATAGTATATTCTTGTTGTTGTCATCTAAACACCATCGATATATAGTTTTTTGTAAATCATCATAATCATCATAGTCGAGATGTTCTGGAATGATAAAATCATAAATAGAACACCCCAGACGACATAAGTCAAAACTCATATTAGGTTCCAGTCTGGGTTTTTTGTTATTGAAAAATGGCTCACAATTATATTGTGTATCCGCATCGCCACCTGGACCGAAACTATCAGAACAATATGTAGTACCATTAAACCGATATATGCTTCTTCCGAAATCAATTATTTTGTATATTTTGCCATAAGTAGGTACTTTATATACGATGTTCTCGAATTTATAAAACAAGAATGGTATGTCTGTCTTAATATACATAATATTATTAGTATGAAGGTCATTATGTGTAAATGAAAATAGGCGTTGATATATAATAAGAGTCATGACAACTTGAAATAGAGCACTTGCTGTATTTTCCAAGGTAACATTTCCAGATGTAAAGAGGTCGTCAAATGTACCATCACATTTTTCAAGGCATATCATTTGAACGGGGTAGTTATTAATATATGCGTATTGTTCGTCTTGCATATCGGGTAGACTATCATCATTCGATGTATCAGTATTGGTTTCCCAATCACTTCCCGAATCATCATCAGAATCATTGTTATCAGAATCACTGGTATCTGATATAGAACTATTATCGTCACTGGATTGTTCTTCTTTGGAATCGGGATTAGTAGTGTTATCTACATTTAGTTTGTTCTCATATATAATACAATCATCGAGAGATTCAGTTGTAATATCATCAAGTTCAGTGAAAGAATCGATAATAGAAATAGCGGAAATATTATGATTTGATTTCGATATACATAACTTAGGTCGTTGTTTTCTGGAATCCTCGTGTTGATGTTGGTCTATATTTACATGTTGAAGTGTAAAAAGGCGATTAATATTATTATTAAAAAATGTCGATTCGGTTAAATAATCAATATCATCTGACACATCATATTTATATTTATTCTGAATTCCCAGAAAAGAACCATAGAAATCCAAACAATTTACTATATTATGATTTTGTAAAGTCATACTACTCAAATAATAGAAAAATGTATCAACATAAGCACAATTATGTTGTGAACTAATTTTAGAAATTACATTTTGAGAAATATCATCTGAAACAGACACCGAAACCGGTAAATTATGCAAGAATTCAGTATTGTCTTCATATTTCCCTATCATATAACGTAGTGGGTCTAACAATGGAGAAAATTTAAAGAAAATATCTTTTTGATACTCTATGCCAGACATATCAATCACTGAATGAGTATTTACAAAATGTTTATGATGATTTAACTGAATCATATTATAATTTTTCTTAGAAAGAGTAAATAATTCATCGTAAATAGGATTATATTTTTGTGGCTTATCAATACAAAATGGGTTATATCCAATTTGTACGTCATCAGTAGAAGGAGTATAGTTTTTCTCTAAAGAAGCTATATCAATCTGATTACTTTTGTAGTAACCAACTGAAAATTTATTATCAATCACAGTTTTTATATTCATATACAAGATTTACTATAAGTATTTAATACATTTTTATGCTTAAATACAAACCAATTCAATTTGTAAACTACAACTATAACCACAATCTCGTTTGAATTACTTTAGAATAATATAATATTAAAGTATTGTAAAGACAATGAGTTTGGAATTAAAAAAATTTAATATGCGTGAAATCACATTCAAACCCGATGAAAATAAAGGTCCAGTGATTGTTATGATAGGAAGGCGTGATACAGGAAAATCATTTTTAGTAAGAGATTTGTTATTTTATCATCAAGATATTCCAGTAGGAACGGTAATGTCTGGAACTGAAGCCGGAAATGGATTCTATGCGGCTCATGTTCCTAAGCTATTCATCCATGAAGAATATAACACGGTCCTTATTGAAAATATTTTAAGACGACAAAAGACGGTGTTAAAACAAATGAATAAAGAAATAGAACAGCATAAAAAATCAAAGATAGATCCAAGATGTTTTACAATTTTAGATGATTGTTTGTACGATCAATCATGGACGCGTGATAAAATGATGAGATTATTATTTATGAACGGTCGTCATTGGAAGGTAATGTTGATAATTACAATGCAGTATCCATTAGGTATTCCTCCGAACTTAAGAACAAATATCGATTATGTATTTATATTACGTGAGCCATATTTAACAAATCGTAAGAGAATTTGGGAAAATTATGCGAGTATGTTTCCCACATTAGAATCATTTTGTAGTGTAATGGACCAAACAACTGAAAATTATGAATGTTTGGTTATTAATAATAACGCCAAATCCAATAAATTAAACGACCAAATCTTCTGGTATAAAGCTGAAAACCACCCTCCATTTAGATTAGGAGCAAATGAATTTTGGGAAATGTCAAAGAAATTAGGGTCGGATGATGAAGATGACGCATACGACCCAAGTAAAGCAAAGAAAAGTAAAGGACCCGCTATAAATGTAAAAAAGAGTAAGTGGTAAAATAATATATTTATGAAAGTTGTAAATATATTATGCGTAATGATTATGGGTCATACATGTCTTCATTAAATTCAATCTCGTCATCCGAATCGTAATTCTCGGTATCACAAAAATTATCCACTGAAACATCGGTTTGACGAATAAGCTCGTTTAATCGGTTTGCGAATTCTTCATTGAAATCAAGTAGTAAATTATTACTGATGTCCGTAATTGGTTCGCTATCAGTGGTGTCGTCGTCTATAATTGTAGATGTTGTATCAAGTTTCATATATAGTTCTGGTTCAGTTCTACCATCGGGAGTAATAAATGATGTATATCTCTTTCTATTCTTAATTACAACAATTTTTCTACCAATTCCAGGACATTTTTTAAGAATATTATTAATTTCTGTTGACATACGTTTATAATTAGGTGCTTGTTTACTAAGATCAAAATTATATTTATAATGAATATAGTTTGAGACAGCTATCTTAAACGTGTTGATTAGAATATCATTTGGAAAATCTTCATCTATGTTAATGTGCGGATAAAATTCATTAATCATATCATATATGTTATCTACAATCTCGTCTTCATCTTCATTATCAACAAATTGATTGAGATATGTATCTCTTATAATAAGTTTGTAATTATCGCCAAACACATCGAGATTGAATTCAGATAGAAATAATTTTTGTACTATATCTGGAACAATTGAGAATCGTTCTTTCATATAAAAATAAATATTGTATAAGTTACTTGTTGAAAAGACAACCCCGCTGTATGGGTTTTTTGGATTAAGTGGTTCTGAATGAAACATAGGAGAATTACAAACCGCTGCGATTATTATATGTGAAAGGTCTTGTAATGTAAATAAATACGTACAATTATTATCATATAACTGGATTACATTTCTTTGGGTTATTGATATGGGTGCTAACAATAAATCATGATCGACCTTATTCTTTGAGTATCTTTGTCTAATAACTTTCGCAAAGTTAGCAAACGCCCAATATGTTTTTTGAATATTACAAAAAAAATCTAAAAATAAGTTCTGATTTTCTGGTGAAATTAAAAATGTATCCGTAATATTTTTGTTTAGTTCTTTGAATTTCGGTTCATTAGACAATACAAATAAACATTTAATCAGATTAGCATGTAAGTACGTTTGATTATTAACATCAAAAATGTGTTTCATATAGGAAATGCGACGAATCGAATCGTCCAACCGAGTACGAATTGAATCGTCCAAATGAGTACCAATCGTTTTATACGTATCGATACTAATATCATGTTCGTACTTTACATCATGTATAAATAATTTATGAGCTATATAGGTAAATGTTTTCATGTTATCTATAGAATAGAAAATAAAATTTTTATATCTTTTCAACATAATATATAACTAACTGTATTATGTTGAAAATCGATTGTCAGGTCTAATCTTCCTTTTTACTATCATCCGTAATAGCAAGTTCGTCTGCCAACTTAGCAGATTCAGCTGTATTTACCTCGCGTGATTCAAAATCAACATTTTCAGGAACACCATTTAGATTGCCCTCTTCGTCAATTGTCTGCGTAAGTACATTCCCACTTGATTTAGCATTTTCTATATTCTCCATTATAGCCTTCTTTTTTGTCTCACGAACACGTTCCTCAAATTCCTTTTTAGCGAGTTCTTCATTCTTCATTTTCTCTGAGTGTAGTGCGTTTAGTTCATCTTCCATATGCTCTACCCGTCCGGTTTTGTACGCGTCTGGGTCCCAAGGAATCCATACACCAACCGGTCCAACATAAATATCATGATTAGGGTCACTTTCACGGAGTTTTTTACATTTTCCCTCAGCTTCCTCTTGATTCGCAAATACTCCACGTATTTTAAGACCACGAACAGATGTTTGGAAAGCATGTTCGCGGTTGAATTGTTCATTTAGCTTATCCTCCTGTTTATCCAAAAAGTTCTTGTAATCATCTTCAATTCCACTTTTCTTTAATTTGTCGGATTCTTCTTTAACAAAATCATTAAAATCCCCGATTAGTGTCTCAACATTAATGTTGTGTTTATATGAGATAAAATGGATGAACTCAAAGTATCTTTCCATAGATTTAGAAAATTCCCAGTTTTTGATAAATTGATTGAATAGATATACTTCACGTTTTTGCAAAATTTTTTCGGGAGATACAAATGACATACATGCGAACTTTTGTCCGGCAATAGCTTGGTCTTCGTCGCACAAATCAACATATTTGGCGTTCATTGAACCATCCGCATTCATTTTCTTTTCGTATCCAGACATTTTAGGAATATACAGAATATAGTGTTGATTATTTAAGTGATTTCAAGTATTATTATTAAATTATTATATTTTTTTGTTAGGGTATAATATAAACATAATGTTTGATTTAAACGAGTTAGTTAAACGTGCTGTAAAGTACTTGATTGAAGGTTTAGTTGTTGCTCTTGCCGCATTCGCTATCCCAAAGAAACAACTGAATGTTGAGGAGATTATTATTATTGCCTTAACCGCTGCTGCTACATTTAGCATCCTTGATGTGTTCATCCCTGCTATGGGTTCTTCTGCCCGCGGTGGTGCTGGCTTCGGTATTGGTGCTAACTTGGTCGGTGGTCTTAAGTTGGCAGCATAAATTTTAGATTTTTATTGAAATAACTATATAGTTCAATAAAATATTCAAAGGTGTAAAAAGAAGTATAAAAAGAATCATAATATATATCATAATGGATACACCTACAACTCAGGAATTAAATGATGAAATTAACGCACTACGACAACAGGTAAGTACATTAAAAACTCGTCTTTCAAAATATACAAACAATGAGAGACATAAAAAGTACTATGAAAACAATAAAGATAAAGTTAAACAGAACGCAAAGCTATATATAGATAAATTGAAAGAAGAGAATCCAGATAAATTAAAGGAATATCGTAAGCGAGCATATATGAATAGAAAACAAAAGGAAAAAGATTAAGCATCGTAATATGGATTATCATGTATTTTCATTCCACAATATTGTTGCGGTTCCTTTTTATAATCAACCGGGTTATGTATACCTGATTCCTTAGCGCATTCTAATAAGAATTTAAAGTTACTCCAAAACTCGCTTTTATGCCCTATTGATTTTGTCATTACATGTGATAACTCATGAATGGCTACGAATGTTAATGTACTTTCGTCAATTAAATGGTCGTTATCTTCTTTGTCTTTATTTAAACAAAATGCGACTTTTTCACCTTTATTCTCACTATATGCGGTATAACTACTTGTAGGTAGTGTTTCCATTATCTTCTTTGGGTTGAAATTTTGTTGTAATCTTTTCACATTTTCTTTGTCTGGGTATTTATCACCTACATATGTAACCAACTCTTTACATTTGACCGTAATTTTTGCGAGTAAATCTGCTGCTTTTTCAATGTTTTCTCTTTCTCTAACGCAATATTTATTACCATCAACTGTGGATACAATACATGTTAATTGGAAACTTTCATAGTTCTCGCGGTATACATAATAACTGGTGCTTAATATGAATCCTATTATAAAATATCCTAAAATGTCTTCACTTCTCATTATACATATTCATGATAAAAATACAATTCCCTTGAAATATATTATATAACAATAATGTCATATAATATCAATAATAAACTTAAGCGCCAATCTCTAAAGCTTGACGAGTAGAGTCTCCTTCAATGGTGCTCTGGTTCCATGGACCAATATCAGCCTTGGAGATCACTGGGTCGGAACGAAGTTGAAGGTTAGCATTTCTCATAGACTGACCGATAGTATCGAGACCAATGTGGTAACCAGCCTCAAGAAGGTCGGGCATCTTTACGCCCTCAGCATCAACATTAGTAGGGTTTAAATTATTCCACTCACTGTTTTTATCAGCAGGTAACAAATCAGTAGGATTCGCCACAGGTTGAAGAGCATATCCGGATTCAGTCTTTCCTGAAGAAGGCTTAGGTCCATCGGTAGCTGCGGGTTCCTCCTCCTTTTCAGCGTCCTTATCATTGGTACCATCCTCCATCATATCGCGTACCATTTTCATTTGTCCGTTATATGACATTAATCCATATATAGCGATGATAGATATGATAATTACTAACATCATCTTGGGTGTAAAAAACTTAGTAAGATTCTTAAACATTTCGTTTATATAAACGCCTGATAAAAAATATTCACGCTATATTGTAAAATATGCTAAAATATAATGTTTATTTCTAATCATTTTCACTATTTATACTTTCATCGTCAATCTCTAAATCACTTGTATCACTATCTATCTCATTCAACATGTATGTATTTTTAATATTCTTTGCTTCTAAATACGAAGATAATGCCAATTCTTTCGCAACTTTCGCTTTTTGTCGGGCATCTCTATACATTTGATAATATACTTCATTCGGTTTTTTTAAAGTTAGTTTTTCATCAGTAGGTAACTCTTCTAAAGTAAATACTACCTCTTCCATTGAATCATTCGAATTTTTTATGTTTGTATTATTGTCAATTGAACTGTCGGGTTCATCTGATACGGTATTAATATCAATGTTTGTATTTATTGTATCCGTATCAATACTATTTGGTTGTGATGATTTTCCTAAATTATTTGTATTGTTATCTGATTCGGGTAATATTTCAGACTGTTCTATTTCAGACTGTTCTATTTCAGATGAAATATCATTTATCAAGTCAGATACAATCTCGTTAGTGTTGTTATCATCTGTAGAAATCATAATAGGTTTAGTGATGGATTGTTTAACTAATTCCTCAGTTTGTGCGGTCGTCGTTTGTGAGTGTATTTGTGGTTTTGTCTGTATAACGCATTTGTCAAATAATTTAAATTCTTCAGGTCTGAGTAATAATGATTGTTTCATTTCGAGTTCTATCTGAAAACTTCTTGCCGAACACTTAATCCCTTGAACTTCAATTATATTCATCAACTTGGTATTTTCGGTAATTGTACTGAAATCAACTTGATTCTCGTCTTCGTCGTATATTTTAATAGAAGGTTTGTCGAGTGCTGTAGGTATATTTGTTCTTATCAAATAGAATTTACCCGATTTATACACTTTCAATGGTGATGTAAAGTAATTTTCAATATCTGCCTTTTCCATATTACCATCAAACCATGTATCACGATGTTCGTAAATATATTGAATACAATACTCTTCCAACTTCTCAAACCATTGAATAATATATTCATCTTCATTCGTGAAAAGCATATCCGTGTAGTATTTTCTACCATTCTTTACAAACCCATTACGAGTATTACATGCGGGTGGTTGTATATATAGAGGGATATTGTCTTTTTTAAACCGAATAAAGTAATTTCCACCTGAAATAAGAGTAGGCTTTGCCAGTACTAACTTATCAAAATTAAATTCACGCAACTTTTCATTCGTATCGTAGATTTGTTCCATATTAGTTTGTATGTCATGTTCTCTTTATTATAGTTTACACCTTTGAATATTAGTTTTTTCGTTTAAATTATAATTAAAGTTTCTTTGAAGTTTTTAATACGTAATGAATGCAAAGTTTGCGAGATAGTTGTATAGCACTTTTTAAAGATGAGAATATAAAACGAGATTTAAGAGAAATTATGAAACCAATACGTGATACAATATACGACGAATTGAATATATATGTCTGGATCATACTTGTTTACAACATATTTTTAGTTTTTATCATTTTAGCGAATTTATTTTTATTGCTTCGTTTGTTGAGATATTCAAATAAAGTTTCTTATCTGGATTAATATGTTCTTTTATAATATAATGACATCTCATAAGACAAATAAACGTTCATATAAAAAACGCCCCGTTAAAAAAACAACACAGAAAGGCGGCGATATCCAAGTATTTGGATATACATGCAAAAAGGATGAAGCGAACATGGAGGAAGATAAATCTATTGAAGTAGAGAACATGGAGGTAGAGAATATGGAAGAAGATAATTCTCCTGACACAGAGAACATTGAGGAAGAGAACTCTCCTGAAGTAGAGAACAACAACGAAGATGATGATGAAGAAGAAAGTGATGATGAAGATAACATTGGTGGAGGTAAGAAAGGACGCAAAGCCAGAAAATCAACAAAAAAAGCACGAAAGTCACATAAAAAGACTCGCAAAACAATGAAAAAGAAGGGTAAATCAGCATGGACTACTTTTGTTACTGACTTATACAGAAAGAATAAACAAAAGAACCCTGTTTACATGTTTAAAAACGCACTAAAAGATGCTGCTAAAATATACAAAAAGTAATACATGAATATAAGCAATTAGAAAAACAACTTTAGTAATATTATAAAATGGATAATATTACTAACAGCAATCAAAGTTTGATAGCCAATTCAAATAAAAATGAACGAGAACTTTTAATCGAACATGTAAAAAACTGGGTTATTTTAGACCAAAGAATACAAATGATTAATGAAAAAACGAAACAAATCCGAGAATTAAAATCAACTGTTACTACTGAAATATGCGATTATATGAAACGTAACAACCTAACATCAAATATAGGTATTAGTCATGGAGAACTTCGCATGTATGATAAGAAAGAATATAAACCACTTACATTTACCTATGTAGAAAAATGTTTGAATGACATTATCAAAGACAAAACTCATGTTGAATATATAATTAAATATTTGAAGGACAATAGAGAAATAACGGTATCACAAGATATTAAGCGTGTTATGCAAAAATTATAAATATAAATAATATATATAATAATGTTTACTATAGATACATCTGATTTTCAAGATTATATATTCCGAAAAGATATTACTGGAGATAACGTAGTTGGTGGTTATCCTATTAATAATTTGATAAATATTGAGAACAATGAACGGTCTATGTTAGGCGGGTCAAATGACATAGGAACATCTCGTTTTGATGGGTTAGTCGTACCAATTGGATTGGCAGTAGACCCAAAAACGATTTTGGGTGGATGTTCTCAATTAACAAATATAAAAATGGTAAATAAAGATGAGACTATAGATGATAATTTATTTAATGTGTTATTTGGTAAAGTAAAACATAACAACGGAAACAACAAGACGAGAAAAAGTAAGAAACGCTAATTAGATGTACTATATGTTTCAGATAATATATCGTATTTTGTATCTTTCAATAACAATACTATCATAGACACTACAATTACATTGAATATACCACTATTCATATTTTCAATGTCACTTCCATCTTGTTTTGTAGCAAAGATTATATCAAACCATTCGGGACCATAATTATAATGTAGAGATTCGTGATGTTCAATATGGATATTATTAGTCTCAAATATATGATAATTGATAGAATGATATGATGTGTAAACTAAACTCCAAATAAGTATAACGTAATGATTTAATAGATGTATATTGAGAACACTTTTAATATATAATAATGGGAATAATAATATAGCACCTCCTATTGTAAAAAAATTAAAAACGTTATCAAGCATAAAAGTAAGTATGCTTGAGTTCTCAGTATGGTGTGTTTTATGAAAGTATCCAAATGTATCTGGATATGTATGAAATAATCTATGTATAAAATACGTCCATAATGTAACTATAATAGATGTAATAGCTGATATGTAATAATTGTTTAACGTGTAATAATCAACAATAATACTGACAATAAAGCTCAAGATAATAATAGGTATATTTACCTGTAAAAATTTGATGTAATTGTCAATCCTTGTATCTTGCGTATAATATTTCATTCCTATGTAGTACTGATATATTCTATAAATGTATGTTTCGCTAATACCAATAATATTTTACTTGTAACGACCATTAAACCTACAAATAAACATTGAAGTGTTTTATCACTTGATGTTAATTTACTATAAGATGGCGTATAAGGCGATGTTATTGTGTTTATCATATTGTCTTCTAAATATAAATTTTCGATAATTGTAATCGGACAATCTTGATATATAATATTCGTTGTTAATACCATAAATAATAACATATTTATCATTATTAAAATAGATACATCATTTGTCATAAGAGTAATAATTATAGGTAATGAGAACATTACCCAATGTAAAAATAGTAAAGCCCACTTTATAGGACTTTCGTATAAAGATTGTACTATATTAGGGTATATCATATCTAAATTATGGAGGCATTATAATTTAGATAATATCACGAACAACACCGCTTAATGACGAGACCAATTCGTATTATTAAAAGAATTTAATTGTAATTTATCAGGGTTCTTTTTCCAGTAATCTATTTTCTCTTGTAATTCCTTGTCTTCGGCAGTGAGAGGAATGGGGTGCGTTTGTTGTGCTTCTAATCGTTTCAAATCATTTTCTGTAGGGGTGGGTTTTTTACCATAGCAATTTACACCGAATTTAATGTATGGATTATCAATATAACCTCCATTTACACCTGGACGACCACAATTGTTTTTCTTTTTGGGGAATTGTTGTAATTTATCCCAAGTTCCTTTTTGGGTGGGGAAGAATGCCATTTGTCCGTCAGACCAGCCATAATTACACCATTCGGCACCCTTATTATATGCGGCTTCAATCTGGTCGTAAGTTGCTAATTTAGCACCAAACGAACTACATACTGCTTGTGCGTCTTCGTATGAATATTTATTGTTAGATACATTAAACACTTCGTTTTCACATTTTGGCATTTTAATTGTTTTTTTGATTGCGTCATCTTCCTTCTCTTCCTCTTTTGGTTGAGATGTTCTTAAATAATCAAGAATATTAATATCAAATGTCTTTTGCATAAAAATAACAATCGCATTCAATAACAAACTAATCCATGCTGTGCTTTCAATTAATGAGATAAAGAAAGGTTTGGTAGAAGAAGACATTGGAAGTCTAAATAGATAAACAACAATGTAAAGAGAAACAATAAATAATGGAAGAGTAACCAGATTGTTAGAATTTTCTAAAAATAATAATACATTATCATAGAGAACAATCATATCATCGGTAATTTGTTGTTGGGATTTAGATGTGTAATACGAAATAATAAAAATAAAGACGCTGACAAAGAAAATGAAATCCAACGTTCTACCTAAATTAGTTTGAAACTCATCAGGGGTCTTCCCTTTATTAAAAAACGTTCCTAAAATATAATATACTACAATGTAAATAGCTAAAAACCATATTAATACGAACATATTTGATGAAGTAAGATACTGGTTTGCTACATTCTTTAATTGATTTGTTTCTGGTGTAACATCGGTTTTTGTAGGGGTAGTATTATCAGTTTCTTCAGTAGTATCCACATCTTCATTGGTAGAATCATCAGTATCTTGAGATTTGATTCCGTTATTTACATCTCTTAAATGAGTTTTTGTATCTTCCTCATATTGTGATTCAGCAACATCATCATTAATATAATCAGTTTCTACATTATCTGGATTATACTTATTAGCCATTATTGTTTTATACTATATTTATTTATTTTTTTTACGGTAAAATAAACAATATGCCATCGATGTAACAACCTTAGAAGGGTCTTCAACCTGTTCTATTACATTATCATTAAAATGAATCCATTTATTACTTGCGTGTTTTACAAACGCAGTATAATGTCCTCCATTCGTACCTCCATTATGGTTACATACACCATATAAATCATACACATATGACTTGGGATTATAACCCAGAACATATTTTGATAGGTCAAGATTATCAACTGGAAAATCTATTTTGGTATTTATCTTACGTTGTCCGTCTGGGGTAAACCTCTTCAAAACAATAACTAAAATTTTTGGGAAATTCCAGAAAACAACATTTTTCTTAACATCTTGCTTTGAATTAGTTTCTTCATTAAACCATGCGTTGTCTCCTTCAAGAATATCTGGTTTAATAAAAAGGTTCATACAATCATATATAGACGATTTTACAATATTTCCTTCCATTATAGGTAAATCTAATATAAAATAAGATTCTGGTTTCAAAACTAATGACTTTTTACCATCAATATCGGTTATTTGATTTACATATATTCCATAATATAAATCCACTATTTCAGAATATTCAGTACTATATAAATGCTGAAGTAACTTATAACATTCTACAGCGAGTTTATCAGTCATATTTTCAACATTACCTGATATTTTCATTTTTATCTTACGAGAAATGCTTGTATGCATACATTCAATAATAAACATAAAAAACTCAGGCATATCATTTTGATTATATCCAGAAAACAATTCCTTACCTTTCTTATTCGCAAGTTCATGCATTATATGAATGAATTTCTTGGGTGTAACTACACCATTACCACTCCACATGACTTTTCGTAACTCGTCCCATGCTAATGTTGCATGACTTTCAACAATATCTGTTTTTAAATATTCTTTAAATTTACTCGAATCAAAAAAATCATTTAACTCGTATGTATGATTTATCATTTGCATACATGAATTTAAAAAACATGTATTTCCCATATTTTCCATTCCGGTTATTCCATTCTCTTTATATTTAGTTAGATCCATTATAAAAGGTATATAGACATTCCTTTACACCATTTATAATAAATATAATTAATATGAATAGAAATTTATTTAATTCAACTCACCCAAGACAAACACAATCATCTGGAATGTCGACGAATGAATACGAAAATACTCAACGTTCGGTGAATGATTTGGTACACATATATCGAAATTTAACTCATGGTATGCGCGATGTTATGGTTGGATATAATTCGACCATAAATATTTATAATCAAAATATATCCAGATATTTATCCACAATAAATGAATATAGAAATGACGTTAGATTAATGCAGACGCAAATATCGAATGATTTACCGCAATTATCACGTACAAATACACCGACCAGACCATCACGAGCACAACCATCTAATATACGACATAACACTACAAATACCTACCCCGACATAACACCAGTTGGTACTACAGAATCACGCACATTTTCGTCTCCAAGTTTATTGTTTCCGAATAATTTTACTTTCCCTATAAATTTTGGTACGCGTAGTTACGAAAACGTTATAGTTTCCCCGACACAAAGTGAAATAGACAATGCGGTTGAAGTATTTAATTACAATGAAAATAGCATGCAACTAAATGGTAGATGTCCCATTACAATGGAAGAATTTGTCATAAACGACCGTGTTTCCAGAATACGTCATTGTGGACATCTATTTCGAGAAGAAGCTTTAAATAGATGGTTTAGATTAAATGTTAGGTGTCCTGTTTGTAGATATGATATACGCGAGTATACAAATAATAATGATACACCAGATACTACTGACAATAATACAATGGATGCGTCTAATAATAATATTGATATATCAAATTCAAATATAGACACGAATATAGATGATATTACGAATCAAGTAACTACTGAAATTACAAATTTGCTAACACAAGCATGGCGAACTCAATTACAAACAAATCTGAGTGATAATTCGCAAAATCAATTATTTAGTTTTGATATACCAATATCAATAACAAGTACTTATGTGAATGAATATGATGAGGATGAGGATGAGGATGAGGATGAGGATGTCGATGATGACCTCTAAATAAAAAATATGACAATTATACATTATGTGTCATATTTTTACATATTACAGAACTAATTCTGTTTACTTAGGCTTGGTAAAGAATGTATCTAATGTTTGAATACGATTTTTTGTATTGTGTATCTTACTAAGGACCTTATCAAATAATAGAATTTTTATCTTCGCACTACACATTTTTTCTTTTTTTTTCATGAATGTTTCCAAGTCATGTCCTTCATCCTCTAACTTTTGTAGGTCCTTGTTAAATGTTTTAATCGCAGACCGTTTGTTTTGCATCGTCCATATTTGTTCTAATGCTAACCCAAACAATTGTTGGAGTGGTTTCATTAACTGGTTTGTAATATAGTGAGTATAATCAATCTGTAACTTATTATCTATAATATATTCCGGAGTTTCTATTTTGTCTCCCATTAACGCTTTAGGTTTGTCATTTACAACAAATACAAATTTCATTCTATCACCTGGTTTTGGTTTATTTCCTGGGTCACGTTGCCCTATACGATTTGCCAATACATTATGACCTATTTGATTTGGATTTTTATAATATCCCTTAAGTGCTTTTGTAATCATAAGTTTATCCATACTAACCTTACCATCAATTAAATTTTGTAGAGCTGATTCTAAATACTTAATTGCGTCTTCTACATTGTTACCTTTCATTAGGATATTCAATATATCTCCATATACATCTTTTAAGTAGTCACATGAATCACGGCGTTTGATTGATAATCCCATATACTTCAAGTAACCTTTGTTTGGGTCATCTTCATATAACATACCAACATATCTCTTTTTAGAAAGCAATATGAATGGCATGAGGGTTTTCTCATATTCTAAAAACATAGGTGCTTTCAAATAATTACTACAAACAACTTCTATGTCTTTTGATATTTCAATAGTACCCTCTAATGCTTTCTTGCCACGAATCTTTTCGCCTGTTTCTGGGTCTTCCAGATTTAACGTGTAAAATACTGAATCTGTATCGCCATAAATATATTCCGCACGACATCTCATCGGTCCATGACATTTGGTATCATATACTAAGTCTCCATAGATTTCTTCAATCATTCTTCGTGCATACATAATCATCATGCGACCAGTTGCTGTAGTAGAAGCAGCAACATCTTTTTCGTAAAATGTAGATGTTCTTGCTCCACATTGTCCGTATAATGAATTCGCCGTTACTTTATATCCAAGTTGTCTTTTATCAAGGATATTTTGCATGAATGGGTCCTTCTCGGTCTTTATCATTTTACGTGTGTCCTTTCGTGCTTTTAACAGCTCTTCCAAAATAGAAGGCATAATGGACTTTTGATTATCTGGTAACTGCGCCCATCTACACGTCATACGTCCGACCTTCGTTTTTACTTTTCGTGATAAAGGATTTGCTGGATTTCTTAGATACTCATAATTATCATAGTCAATATCAATATATTGATAGTCTGGTAAGTTATCGTATATGAAATTTCCATCTTTATCACGTTCGCCTGTAACATGTATTAAATTGTCATCCAAATCATACGTCTTCGTCCATACCTTACTATCATGAGAATAATTCTGACTAATCATTGACGATGGGTATAATGAAGAATAATCTACACAAGCTACTGGGTTATCCATATACATAGAACACTTGGGTGGAAGAACAATCGCACCTTCATATCCTTCTTCTTTATATGTCTTTTCAAGGTCGGGCATGAGTGTATTCTTTTCACGGCATTTTTTAGCAACATAACTTGTTAATTTGATACCTTGACCTCTGAATATCAAGAAGTTAATGGGAACACTACAAATACTTGCCATCTCTGTATATCCAGTAATAACATCGATTTTATTCATTAAATGGTGAACGAGGTTACAATCTTGAATACAATATTTCGCAACAATTGCCCTGTCGCTCGATGAACCATTGGCTAATCTGAAAATATCTTGTGGAGTTACATCATCTTTGGCTGTACCCCATTTAAGTGATTTATTACCTTCAATATCCCTCTCGTGATTTGCTATCATAATAACGTTAAATGTATTGGTTTTGTCATTTTCGGTAACTTCTCTTCCAAATTCAATATCTAAAACCTTGAACTTCTGACCGTTTTTGTAATAATTTGTGGTAACCCCACTAAATTCAATATGAATAAAGTCGTTCTTATGTAGTCCAGCCAAGTTCTTACTATAAAGTTCTGTAATGTCACCATATTCTGGATGGGAACAACATACCACTTGTTTTACACTATCGCTTATATATTGACCGGCAACATCATCTAATTTGTACGACGCCAAATTAAAATCACGTCTGAAATACGCATACATATCGATTTGTAATCTACCCGTCATTTTAAAATACCTCAAATCATAATCTCCACTTGCTATCTGCATTTTTGTGTTTTCAATATTCAACTCTCTGGTATTTCTATCTTCCTTCGCACACATTTCATTGATTTTGCGCGATAGTTTTAAGAACTCACGCTCACATTTATTTTCTTGTGCTCTACGAAACATGAATTCATAATCAAACCCAAATATATTATACCCAATCATAATGTCTGGGTTTTCATTTTGAATTAGCTTAGCCCATTGTAACAATACGTCTTTCTCGGTTTTCGCAGTTTCAATAATAGTACCATCTACATCATCACATGTGCCAAGAACCACACAGTGATTCATATATGGTTCAGAATCACCATATTTCATAAATGTTGAGCCAATAAAAGTAACTTTATCACCTTCGAGCGGCGGAAACATTAATGTGATTACTTCGTTGGATAGTTGGATTTTTTCTTCACGGTCATATTTATCACTAAGGAGTATGTCTATAATGGTAAACTTTTTATTTGCTTTCACTTTTTTTTCATACTGTTTATGTGTATAACCGCCACCATCCCCATTATCGGTTTGTAACATCTCGTCGCTGTCTCCACCAGCACCTTGTGTTTGGTAATCTTGATTTATTTTATCGAATATGCGGTCAATTTGAAGTATCTTTGAACTTTCGCCATTAGAAAGGTCGTCTTTCGCCTTCTCGATTGGGATTTTTGAAAGAGCATCGATCTTATCTTGAATATAATCCTTGTTTACTTTTGATTTTGGATAAACTAAATCAACATCATCAAATTTACCAAATCCAAAAGCAGCCATTACACATTTAGTTAATAACGTTAAACTATTATTTTTATCCAAGAAACGTAATTGTTGTAGAAATGCGTCGACCAAATTAGCCGCGAATCGCTTATATGTCTTAACTGGTATAGGAAAATCACCATGACTACTACTTGCTTCAATATCAAAACTACATATTTTAAATGGAACACGAGTTTCCTTCTCTGGCATAGGTGTCAAATCTTTTAGAGAGCATTTATATTCATATTTACACGTAGTAGTAGAAACAGGTGGTTTAATCATTCGGGATGTATTAAATGATATCCACCCAGACGGACTTACTGAATTCACATGGAAATATCTTAATAGAGGAGGTATATTGCTCTCATATAGTTCAATTTCTATCTTCTTAGATACTAAGTTTGTACGTTTACGAATATTTTCACCAGTTCGTTTATCTACAACATAGTCAAACCATAAATTCTTGGTTTTATTCATACTGGTTGTGTTTTTGAAAACCAATTTTATAAATTTATGCTTTCCACCACCAGAGAATCCATATAATTTATGATGGTCTACCAGGGTTGCAGATATAATAGAGTCTTGAAACATTTTTCCAACCTTTTTCTTCAACTCATCCACAAAACAACGTTTATCATATTCCGTCCAATTATCACCTACCTTTACAAAGAAGAACGGATTATAATCTTCGACATATAAACAGCAAGTTTCTCCCTTTTCATTTACACCGAACATTTGAATAATAAACGATTTCTCATCCTTAATCGGTTTATAATTATCATTTGAATCATCACTGTCGGCATCATCCACTGATACCCCCTTGTCTTCATCATATACATTGAAATCAAATAAACGAAATGATTTTCGAATACCCATCTTTTTCATTGTGTTTGATGACATTGTTTACCACTAATAACTTATACCTGTTGGTTTTAGATTTTTTATTTAAATATTGTTTATTTAAGAAATTCAATTTTACATCATTCAAATCATATGTATGTATGATGTAAAATATTTATTGCGATTTAGATCTAATACTTCGATTAGTTGCTCTAATTTTAGATTTGACATATCCGCCCTTATGAGATTTAGCCCAGGTTATCATATCAGATGCGGTTCTACTTCCGCCATAGTAATCAGCATGTCCATTATGTACTTTAAACATGGTTGGATATCCGACAACCTCAATATGTTCTCCATTTAATTTATTATCAATATCTCTAATCTTCATATCTTTATCAAAATCAGAGTCTTCTATTTCTATAGTTTCAATATCCATACCTAATCTATTTTTCATCTCATCCCATTGTGGTTTCATGTGTTGACAATGAGTACACCAATTAGCATATACTAACACAATTGTACGTTTGTCTTTATTTTTCTTTGGCGTAACCTTCTTCGTTTTATTTTTTGCGGGTTTCGTTTTATCGGTTCCCTTTTTTACTGGTTTACCCTTTGAGTTTTTTGCTGTTTTATTTTTAGAGGGTTTAGTCTTAGCTGGTGCCATTATATATTATCAATAGAAAAAAACGTTTCAAAACTCATTCTTTTCCTAATATATATTATAATAATTATGAAAAATACAAAACTATTCGTCATACTTTTCTTATTGATAGTATTTGTTCTTGGACTATGTGCTACTATGTATGTTAAACCATCTGTTACAAATAAAAAAAAGGATATTGAGAACATGGAAGCACAACAACAATCCGGATGTCCCGATATGTTAGTAAAAAAAGGACAATCTTTAGCACTTTATAACACAAAACAACCTGTTATGGAAGGAAAGAATCCTATTTTGTTCCAAAGTTTAGATGATTATATTGAATTTGTACGAATTCAAGAAAAGAATGGAATTAACTGCCCTATTTTATATTTACAAGAAGAGGTAAATACGCAAGGGGAGAACGTTTACCGTATGCGTCCAAGTCCATTTGATATGCAAGGAGGATTACCTTCAACAACTCCCGAAGTAGTTGAAATATCAGATGCGAATCGCATGAATTTTCCATATAATGAGAACAATTACCCTGGATTTGACCCAGAAGGTCAATATGTAGGCATTTATACTAATTTAGATGCAGTACATGATTCTACTAAACAACCAAGTAATAGCGATAATCCAATGGATCCTAACTGGGGAGGAATAGAATACACCAGAAAAGCAGTAAAATCAGGTAAATATGAAGATAGAGAAATTACGAAACCCGTATTTGGTAAGACTGTAAATACCTCATTTATTCCAGAATTACCATCTAATGTAGAAAAACCAATAGATATTCTTTAATTGTATGTTTTCATAGAGAACATAAACATACAATTAGTCGGTGGAAGTAGTAGTGTCATTGGTAGTGTCAGTAGTAGTTTCAGTTACAGGTTTGGTGTATAATAAATACTGACGTATATTTTCCAAGGAAGATTTACTAATTTTACGAACTTTTCCATTTGAAGTTACCGTAAATGTATCAATACATTGTGGATTTGATTGTAACTCTTGCATGAAATGATTGAATGATGTGAAATGACTCATAATAGCCATAGCAGTTACTGAACTAATCCCCGGAATCTGACATAGTACAATTTCACCAATGTTATCGGGGGTAACATTTTCTTTCTTTACCTTTTTTACTACCGAACAGTAATTACTCCCAGACGGTTGTTCTTCGTTAGGTGTATCAGTAGTATCTTCCTGTTCTCTAAGACGTAATGTACCCGCAAAAGTTTGGGTTAAGTAGTATGGAATACGTCCTTTGCCAAATTCTCGCTCTATCTTATCGGCTGTAAAAATTAACCATTCTGCGGTTTCATCAACGGTTGACGTTTTATATAAACTAAACCCTTTGAAAAAATGTAGAGAAGTCATAGCTGAATACACTATTTTCTTTTCAAGAGGAGTTCTCAATTGTGAAAATAAACCTTCTAATAAATAGACAACAGAATGCAGTGGATATCCAGACGAATGTATTAATCTATATGACTGTTCTTCATATCTACCATCCTTAATGGATGCTAACAAATCGGTATAGGTTTTACGCTCTATTAACATCACCTTTTTACCTTCATCGGTTTCGATAAGTATATCTCCAAGAGGAAGTACCCGTTTCTCTAAAATAGCAAATGATGGATTTTTTAAACTACTAAGTCTTGCGTCTAATCTGTCATATAATGCATGTTCGCGTTCATCAACAATTATCTTCATGACAAGAATATAATAAGTGTATAAGAATTATTATATTGTTTTTGAAAATGTTATTTAATGCCAAACCATGGGGCTGACACCAATAGGACGAGATTGTTTAACATTTGGGTTAGCAGTTGTAGCAACCTTCGTTAATCCGTAACTTGCGAAACGAACGCCTAAAGCAGATGCTCCACCGATGTGGATTGCTGCGTATGCGTCCTTTCCAACTTGACGTGGAAGTCCAGCCTTGGCACTTCCACCCTTAGAATCTTGATTAGATATACTTGCCGTAGCCGACACTCTTTTAGTAGCACTTAATACCATAATTATATATTTACTAAATATTTTTATTATTTGTTAAATATACTATAAACGCATCCGATTATTTATACATCCTTGGTATATGCATTAAGATTAGATTGAGCGGTAGTTACCTTACCTTGTTCGGTATTAACATTATCTTCGGCAGTGCCTGCAGGTTCACGAGCATCAATAATGGCTTGTAATGCATCAGCTGCAGTCTTGGCAGTAGTGTATGCTGCTAAAGAATTGGCAGCATCCTCAATCTGTTGTGGTGTTGCTGCTTCACCTGCGTCGGAGACTGTTTTAGCATCAGCATCGGAAGTACCCTTTTTAGTAGAGACATCCAATGTGGTTATCATAGCAAGAATAGCAGCATCATTGTCAGTGGATGCTACGGTAACATTCGTTAAAGCGTCGGCAGTAGCAATATTAGCAGTAACCAACGCATCAGCAGTAGCTTTAACAGCAGTAGCTTTAGATAAGTAATATCTTGCTATCATAAGTGCTTGTTTTAACATGGCTTTTGGACCTTGTAAGAAAACTAAATTTTGAGATGTGTTTCTGTAAGCAATACTAACAGATGCTTCACGACCGATTTGAAAAGGAAGACCAGTCTTTTTGGGTCCTCCTCCGGAGTTTTGATTGACAATACTTGACTTGTACGTTGTTCGTTTAGAACCACTTAGTACCATATTTTATATATTTACTAAATATTTTATTACACGCATATATATTATAGTAAAACCATATAAACTGATTCATACATAATATGTTATAACATTCATTTTATTACCAGTTAAGAATAAAATGAATACCGACGAAGATATCCGAATTGAAAAAAACATAAACGGTGTAGAATCATACATATTTGACCCATATAATACCATCAACAAAGTAATCACCGAAGACGAAATAAAAGGAATATTGTCTAAATATGGTATAAATGCGAATATCTATAATTCGATGTTATATAAACGTGCGTTCGTACATCGTTCTTATACCAAACGCCCTGATATTGAAAATGAATACAATAACATTACACTTGTCCCTCAACCTGCGGAGTGTTTACCATTATATACTAAATCAAATGAACGGTTAGAATTTGTAGGAGATGGTGTATTAGAGTGTATTACTAAGTATTACTTATATAAACGCTTCCCTAAAGAGAATGAGGGATTTATGACTGAAAAAAAGATTGCCCTTGTAAAGAATGAAGCAATCGGAAAAATCGCATATGAAATGGGACTCCATAAATGGTTAATATTATCTAAACACGCTGAAACAAAGCAAACACGAACAAATTTAAAGAAACTGGGTTGTTTATTTGAGTCATTTATTGGAGCTATGTTTTTAGATTTTAACAAAATATCAGTTCATGATGATGAGAATTGGTTTAGAGACGTGTTTGCTACAGGACCTGGGTTTCAAATGGTACAGGCATTTATAGAAAATGTATTTGAAAAACATGTAGACTGGATAAGTTTAATTAAGAATGATGATAATTACAAGAATATTTTACAAGTAAAAATTCAGAAAGAGTTTAAAGTAACTCCGCATTATATGGAAGTAAGGGAACACGACCCTGAAACGGGTTATCATATGGGTGTATATTTATGCTTAGGACAGCCGATTCATAGTGTAAAACCCGACCAATCAATATCAATCACTGAATTCAATAAATATACAGACATACATCAATATATGTCACAATACAACCGTATTTTTGTATTTATGGGAGAAGGTATCCATAAGATAAAGAAGAAAGCAGAACAAATTTCTTGTGAAGATGCTATTCATAAATTAAGTCAATTTTGATATTTACTTTGATTGACAAAACAAAATAAATATAATTTGTATTGTTACTATATACATATTATAAGGTAATGAGTATTCCAAATACATATTTAGAACTATTACAAACCAAGGTAATGCCAAATACACAAACAGGAATACAAATAAGATTTAACAACAGACAGCAAATAAATGATTCTAATTCTGTTGAAAATAATGAAAAACTTAATAATAATGATGAACCTGTAAAGTCCAAACCATTTACTATTTTAGATAAACGACGTAGTTCTACTGTAAATCGCGATATTGTTCTGGATAAATTACGTAAACAAGACGTATTTGCCGTAAAACCGCGTCCAAGTGACATTAATAAAAATTTGTATGTTCCGCGCGACCTTCCAGAACCAGTGTTAATAGATAATCAATCTGTAAGTAAATTAAGTACTGATATTGTAATATCAGAGGATGTTCCAATTGAAGAGGAAAAGGATGAAAAAGAACGAGAAGACGACATATTTGATATACCTTCTCAAAAGGAGATTATTGAATTACCCAAAGAAGAATTAGAGGATATTACCAGGTTAACTGAATTAGAAGAACCTGCTAAATTTGTAGAAGAAGTACAGGAAGAAAAGGTAGATGAAATTATTAATGAACCTAAAAAACGTGGAAGAAAACCAAAGAAAATTATAATAGAACAAACAGAAGAATTACCAGAAGTTGACTTAACGACCGCAGTTATACGTACTCAAAAAGTAGCCGATAGATTACCTAAAGATCGTGAGAAAAACATTATTGTTGCTCCACCATATTATATGAATAACCGTAAACTATTTATTCAAAAACTAAACAAAATACTCCAACCAAGAGAACAAGAATTACTTAATTCAGACGACTCAGTTAGTTGTGATAATAGAGGTGCTTCTGAAGAGTTTTCATTACTTACGCATCAACGTATAGTCAGAGATTATTTAAATCTATATACTCCTTACCGTGGATTACTTTTATATCATGGACTTGGTTCCGGTAAAACCTGTACGTCCATCGCTATAGCAGAAGGTATGAAAAGCAATAAACAAGTTTTCGTACTTACTCCAGCATCATTAAAGATGAATTTTTTTAGCGAGATGAAGAAATGCGGTGACGATTTATATAAAAAGAATCAATATTGGGAGTTTATTTCTATAGAAGGTAATCCTGAATATTTGACTGTATTATCAAAAGCTTTGTCATTACCAATTGATTATGTCCGTAAAAATAAAGGTGCTTGGTTAGTAAACATAAACAAAGAACCCAATTTTTCTGAATTATCTTCGGACGAGAAAACGTCGGTCGATTTACAGTTGAATGAGATGATACGTTCAAAATACAAGGATATAAATTACAATGGGTTGAATATGAATATATTGAATAAGTTGACAGATAATCAAACACGTAATCCATTTGATAACGCAGTTGTTATTATAGATGAAGCTCACAATTTTGTAAGCCGAATCGTAAATAAAATAAAGCAAAAGAATTCTATCTCCTATATTCTGTATGATTACTTAATGAAAGCCACAAATGTAAGAATTGTATTATTGTCGGGAACGCCTATTATTAATTACACAAATGAAATCGGTATTTTATATAATATACTACGCGGATACATAAAGACATGGAATATGACGGTTAACGTTCAGACTTCTCAAAAAGTAGACACAAACGCGATTTTAGATATGTTTGATAAAGCTGGTCTGAAAACCCATGATTTCGTAGAATATAGTGGAAATAAGTTAACCATCACCCGAAACCCGTTTGGATTTGTCAATACTAAGAAACGAGGTGCGTTAAAAGGTACACAAAAACGCATTGTAGCAGATAAACCAAAGACACGTAAAATTAAAGGTGGTTCCCCCGGAGAAAGTTTCCAGCGATATGATGGAGTAAAATTAGACGAAAGTGGTAATATAACGGACGCGGATTTTTTGAATAAGATTTTACAAATATTAAAGAAAAATGGGTTGGACGTCCAAGAAAAAACAATTGAACTGACTATGAATAAATGTTTGCCTGATGTCAAAGACGATTTCTTAAAAACATTTGTAAATAGTGATACCGAACAAGCACAAAATATTAATTTATTCCAACGGCGTATTTTGGGATTAACCTCCTATTTTAGAAGCGCCCAAGAAAACTTACTTCCTTCCTTTGTTACAACCGACAAGGGTGATAATTATCATATTGTTTATAATGAAATGACCGACCATCAATTTGGGGTTTATACCAAAATTCGTAAAGAAGAAGCAGATAGAGAAAAGGCAGCAAAAAAGCATAGAAAAAAGCAACAAGACAAGGAAGATTTATTTAGTATTTCATCTACTTATCGTATTTTCTCCCGAGCAGCTTGTAATTTCGTCTTTCCTGATGAAATTGAACGACCTATTCCTACTAAGAATATTGACAAAATGGATGAAAATGACATGGATGCGTTACCCAAAGACTCTATACAAGAATCTGACCCATACGCAAATGTGGATGATGAGATTGACGAAGGTTCAAAGATAGATACTGAAAATTACGCGAAACGCATAGAAAATGCTCTTTCAAAATTAAATACAATTGATAGTGATACTGGTAATCATAAATATTTGACGGGTGATATGTTACAACAATCAAGCCCAAAGTTTTTACAAATATTAGAGAACTTGACAAACCCAGATAATATTGGTTCGCATCTTATTTACAGTCATTTTAGAACCATGGAAGGTATAGGTATTCTTCGTTTAATTTTGTTAGCAAATGGATTTGCCGAATTTAAAATTAAAAAATCCGCAGATGATTGGGAAATAGTAGAGGATGAGAAAGTTGCCGGAAAACCAAAATTTGTGTTGTATACAGGTACAGAAACTCAAGATGAAAGAGAAATAATACGTAATGTATACAATGGTGCTTGGGACCTTGTTCCAGTGAATATTGCTAATAAGTTAAGAGAACAACACGAAAATAATATGTACGGTGATGTGATTAAAATCTTTATGATTACTTCATCTGGTGCTGAAGGTATTAATTTAAAGAATACTCGTTACGTCCATATTGTAGAGCCATACTGGCATATGGTTCGTCCAGACCAAGTTGTTGGACGTGCCCGTCGTATTTGTAGTCATCAAGATTTACCTGAAGAGCTACGTACCGTCCAAGTCTTTTTATATGTAACTAAGTTCAGTAAAGAGCAGAAAACGGATGATAAAAACATTGAAATACGAATTCGTGATGTGAGTCGTATAGATAAAGCTACCCCAGTTACAACGGATGAAACACTATATGAAATAGCAAGTATAAAACAACGTATTAATAATCAAATATTACAAGCAGTAAAAGAAACAGCTATAGATTGTAACATTTATGCGAGAACTGCGAAGTCCGATGAGAATCCTATGGTGTGTTATGGATATGGTAAAATAGAATCGAATGTTTATTCATCATACCCTTCTTTTGAAATGGATAAGATGCAGAAAGAAGGTCTGGATGTAGCCAAAATACAATGGGACGTACAAAAAGTGAATATTCAAGGTCAAGATTATGTATTGAAGAAAGATACCATGGAATTATACGATTATAATAGTTATAATGATGCTTTGATTAATCCTAATATAGAACCTAAACGCAAAGGTAAACTGATAAAGGCGAACGGACAATTTAAAATAGTGGAATAATACCTACCACATAGTATTATATTTTACAGATTTTTGAAAATATAATACGAGAATGAGACAATCAAACTAAAATCCTAGCTTTTTTATTATTAAATGACAAGTTAATGGTTGTACTAATGAACCAGACGATTCATCTATTTTTAATCCTCCAGGAGGAGACCCAACTGGATTATTAATACTTAATATGGATTCTGACCCACTTGGAGTAGTAATAATTGACATACCAACCAATGCTCCTCCACCAGATACACCAACTACAGTTTGAACGAGCTCATTGCCATTCAATACAACTATTAATTCACCGGTATTATCAGTGGTTACTTGAAATGTGATTTCAAAAATACAATCTGGAGGCAATGTAAACTCATTTGGACTGGTCCCTTCTTTTCGTTGTATTATGCCAAATGGATTAACCAATGGACTTGGAAAATTTACAGATTCACCTGGACCAATATCATCTGGATTATCATTTATACCACTTTGGCTCATTTGTCCGTAAAAATCAGCGAAATTAGACGCAAAACTTGGTCCAGTAGGACCAGAAGAACCCGGATCTCCTTTTTCTCCGGTTGGACCCACATCTCCCGTCGGTCCAGTAGCACCATTCTCGCCAGTAGGTCCAATCGTCCCAGTAGCACCATTCTCTCCAGTTGGACCGGTAGGACCAGTATCACCTGTTTCTCCAGTTGGACCAACCGACCCAGTCACACCATTCTCTCCAGTTGGACCAGTATCGCCTTTTTCTCCAGTATCGCCTTTTTCTCCAGTTTCACCTATTGGTCCAGTTGGACCAATTTCTCCAGTAGGACCGGTAGACCCAGTATCTCCTTTTTCTCCAGTCGGTCCATCACAACCGGGTTCCCCACAATGACCTGTAGGACCAGTATCACCTTTATCTCCAGTATGACCTGTGTCTCCATCCTCTCCAGTAGGACCAGTCGGTCCAACATCACCATCACATCCCGGTTCACCACAATGTCCTGTAGGACCAGTATCACCTTTAGGTCCGGTAGCACCTGTGTCTCCATCCTCTCCAGTAGGACCAGTATCTCCATCGCGACCATCACACCCGTCGCGACCATCACACCCGTCGCGCCCCCTTGAACCAGTTGGACCAACTGGTCCTTCATCTCCTTCTTCTCCGCGAGGTCCGGTAGGTCCAATATCACCATCACAACCATCTCGCCCGTGACATCCATCTTTTCCATCTTCGCCGTCTTTTGCGTCTTTTCCGTCACGTCCATCTTTTCCGTCAATACCATCGACCCCGTCACATCCATCTTTTCCATCACGTCCATCACGACCATCTTCGCCATCTTTTCCATCTTTTCCATCACGTCCATCAATACCATCGCGACCATCACATCCATCATGTCCGTCTTCACCATCACATCCATCGCGACCCTGTCTACCATCCTTTCCATCTTCCCCGTCTTTTCCATCTTTTCCATCACGTCCATACTTACCTACTTTTACAACCTTTTTACATCCATTAGTATGCTTTTTTCTTGAATAGCAATAATTACATTCTCTATGAGAATTATCGTCACACGTACAATACGAATCATCACAACCAGGCATATATAATATTTTATATATATAACGTATAATTACAATATAGTTTGTTCTAAATAATTAATTGGTAGCATATATGCTTTGTAAAGTACTAATTTTAATTACAATACGTACTATTATATATCATTCTTTATTCTATAGGTTTATTATTTACAAGGTCTAATTTTGATAATAATACATTTTTCTTCACTATTATAACATTTACTGGACTTACATTTACTTGATTTTTTGTGACATTTGTCACGTGGTCTACATGAGTAACACTCTTTTACAGGTTTACATTTTTTGGGTTTATTACACTTGTGGCATCTACAAGATGAGTATGCCTTTTCGCTTTTTTCTGAACCATATGAATAACGGTCATCATCTGAATCATCAATTGAATATTCGTCGAAAGAATAATATTGTTTTGGCATATTATATAGTAAAAATATATATTAACCTAAATATACTGCATATATCATGCTGTAAATTAATATTGTAAATATAAGATTACAACATTAATAATAGTATTTAGAAAGTTTTACGTGCGATTACACCTTCGGATAACACATACCAGTGATCCTCTACATAATCAACAGATGTAAAGTAATCAATGAACTTAGCATTTACCATACCTTCACCATCCTTGAATTTAATGACAACAAAAGGATTTGTCATGTTTCCATCTTTGTCTTGATAAGAAGCAGTGAAACTTGCGCTTAATACTTCACGATCTTTAATTTCACCATGTGTATCTACTGCGTAGACTGTACCTTCAGCATTTGTAAAGATTGAGATCAATGGACGTTTACCACCTTTAAGAATATTAATAACAGATTCGTTCAACAGTGAGTAATTAGCACTATTTAGAGCAATTGGAGTAGCCATACTTATATATATACCTATAGTATATTTTTTCTAAATCTATTGTAAAAGAATGAATATTCCAAAACGTTATATACCTACTATTTTATCAAATAAAGATAAGAAAACACAACGACAAAATATATTAAAATCGAGAAAACTTTACAAAAAGGGTAAATATTATACCCGTCCAAAAGTTAGTTCATTCAAGTCTAAACCTTCAAATCATGTAAAAACCGCTAAAAAACTGTACGGTGTTTCAACTATCAAACCATCAAGAAAACTTGCTATAAAAACTGGATGTTCTACAAAAACTCTGACATCTATTGTAAATAAAGGACGTGCAGCCTATTATTCGGGTGGGTCTCGTCCAAACCAAACTCCTGATTCATGGGGAATCGCCAGATTAGCAAGTACTATTACCGGAGGTAACGCAAGTGTAGTCGATTATCATTTATTACATTCTGGATGTAAACCAAACAGTAAAGCTCTTAAACTCGCAACGAAAACATGTCGTAAAAAAGGAAAATGTAAAAAGTATACTGTAAAGAAACATTCTAAAAAATAGATATAATCCAAATAAAATATAAAAACAAACGCATTCTACTAATTATATTATTAGTATTATGAATGAAGAAAACAATGTATTAACTATAAAAACAGTTCAAATTCAGCCTATACGAAATATGATTACTGCAATCAAAGATATTTTAACGGATGCTACTATCACATTTACTAAAGATGGTATGAAAATTATTAATTTTGATAAAACACATACGATTTTGGTGAATGTATTATTAGATGCGTGTAAATTCGAGACATACGATTGTCAACCGGATAAGATTATTGTATGTGCTAACACCCTACACTTATTCAAAGTTATTTCAACTATGTCTAATGATGATACATTATCAATGTATATTGATAAAGCGGATTATCATGATGGTATAGTATCACATTTGGGACTGCAATATGATAATGGAGATATTAAACAATGTTACAGTCAGAAGCTGCGTTTAATTGAACCAGATACGGATGAATTGTTTATTCCTAATGTTGAATATTCTACCATTATCAATCTACCCACTTCAGATTTCCAAAAAATTATTCGTGACCTAAATAGTATTTCCGACCGTATTGAAATCAAATCTGTAGGTAGTGATTTAGTATTTTCATGTGAAGGGAGCTTTGCCAGTTCCCGTATCTTCCGGTCTGAGTCGAAAGACAATATGAATTTCATTCAGAAGTCGGACGATTCAGTTATTTATCAAGGTGAATTTTCATTAAAGAGTTTGTCTCATTTTATTAAATGTACTCCTTTATGTAGTCATCTTGAAATGTATCTTGGAAATGACCTACCATTGATTATTAAATATGATGTTGCATCACTTGGAAGTATTAAATTGTGTTTGGCAAATTTGCCACCACTATAAGTTGTATGAATTGAATAATATAAAATTATATTATTCAAATTTACGGAAAAACCATCAATAAATAACAGTTGTACTGTGTATATGAAAACTATTGTAGTAACTGGCGGTGCTGGATTTATTGGTTCAAATATGTGTGAACGACTATTAAATGATGGCAATTATGTGATATGTATAGATAATCTGTATACTGGGAATTTAAATAACATCTCGCATTTATCTGAAAATCCAAACTTTCAGTTTATAAACCATGACATAATTAAACCATTATTTATACCCGAACACAAAATAGACCAAATATACAATTTTGCATGCCCGGCTTCTCCACCAAAATACCAAATAGACCCTATTTATACATTAAAAGTAAACTTTCAAGGTATATTAAATTTATTAGATTTAGCAAAAGAACATAACGCAACTTTATTACAATCATCTACATCAGAAGTATATGGCGAACCAGAAATAACTCCACAACATGAAGCATATCGTGGTAATGTGAATACAATTGGTATTCGAAGCTGTTATGACGAAGGAAAGCGAGTAGCAGAAACACTCATGATGGATTATCACAAACAATATAATGTAGATATTCGCATTGTCCGTATTTTTAATACATATGGTCCAAAGATGGATAAAGATGACGGTAGAGTTGTATCCAATTTTATAAATCAAGCATTAAATAATGAAAATATCACCTTATATGGTGATGGTAGTCAAACGCGTAGTTTTTGTTATATTGAAGACCAACTGAACGGATTAATCAAACTAATGAATTCAGATTATGTATATCCTGTTAATATTGGAAACCCATATGAATTAACTGTTAAAGAATTAGCAGATGTTATTATTAAATTAACAAAATCCGAGTCACAACTGATATTTTGTCCGTTACCATCAGATGACCCAACAAATCGTAAACCAGATATTCAAAAAGCTCAATCCATGTTAAATTGGAATCCAGAATGTAATCTGATAGATGGTATAACAAAAACGATTGAATATTTCAAAAAATGCTAATAACTATGTATCATTCATGACATACATAGTTATTTACACAGAGGGTATATACTTTTCAATGATTTCAGCACGTTTTTCCCACGTACAGTTATCTATGTAACTTTGTTGATTTGTCAGTAGTTTTTGATTGTATTCACTATAATAATTGTGAATTACATTTATTGTTTTTGTTACAAATTGTCGTATATAACTTTTTGGTATTTTTTCCATTTGAACTGGATTTTTTATAAAATCATCAGCAACTACTTCTTCGTGTAGAACATCAATATGTGGATTATACAAGTTAGCAAACCCATTTGATGTTTCGGGTATAGCCCCTAATTCAGATGAAATTACATTACACCGAAAAGCCATTGCTTCCAATATAGAAGTACAACATGTTTCAGCATATGTATTTGGATAAAATAATACCATCGATGATTTAATATGATTAAACAACACTGACTGTGGTACAGAACCGTAAAAATCAATACTGGGGTCATCTATTAACAATTGGTATATTTGATGATAATATCTATCCATTTCGGTGTGATTCACTTCATTAATATCTGTAATTGGCATGTATTCTGTTTTGTTTTTCTCAATTTCTCTTGAAAAGCATGAAAAAATCTTTAATCTAATGTCGGGAATATGTTTTTTTACTTGTTGGAATAGGTGATATGCTACAATTAACCCACGAAAAGGAGTACTATAATAAATCATTGTTTTTTCCTTTTCTATGAACTTTAATTCGTCTAATTTAATCAAGGGAGATATGCCATTTTGCATTGTAATACATTTGTTATGGTCGAGTCTATATTGTTGTATAAATCGGTTCTTTTGCCAATTACTTACAAAAATGTATTTATCAAATGGATATTGAATAATCTCATTTGTTATAAAGGCTACATCTGTGTTATGATGCATTGCGTTCCATAATTGAATATTTGGGTTTATATCTGTTAAAATTTCCTTACTTAGCGGACATTGCCCTTGAAAAATAATAATATCAGGATGTATAGTTTTTATATAATCAACATGTAACGGATAATATTGTAAATCTGTATGAATAATAGTGCGTGTTTCCGTTCGCGTCATAACACTAACATTGTATTTTTTAGATAATACATTTGATAGATTATAAATAGCCGCTTCAGTTCCTCCTAATGCGCGTTTATTTATGGTATTATAATCCCATTCAGAATAATCAATAAATAGAATCTTTTTTTTTGGTAAAATGATTGGGAGTGTCGTATGTAATTTTAAAATCATTTGTTTATGAAAAGTATGCATATTTTGAATATTTACAGTTTCGTTCACAATAGTAGAGTAAGGTTTAATAATCGTGTCGGTAATATTATACTTATCAACATGTGTTTGTATTAAGTCACGTTTATATTTGTTATCATTTTTGTAATAATCACTTTCAATAGTTGTTGTATATTTATATGATACACTTTCTTCATTTACAGCATTATAAAGATATATATATGAATCTGAAAGATGTGTTATATTAAATTGTGGATTTTTATCCTCTTTATAAAGTAGAACCGTTGTCATAAAATCGTCATAAATATACATTCGTTCGTCATATAACTGAATATATTTTGATAATATTTTACGATTAACGCATATTAATCTACCAGGAGTTGCAAGTGTCGTGTTAAATTCTTCATTCAAACTATTTATATTCTTACATTCATCTACATTATAATAGAATTGTAAATTATATGTACCGTTTGGACTATGGGAGTCACCCTTTAATTTATGATAATTAGCATTATTCATTAAAATCTTCGTGTTTCCATATAATGAAATAACATCACTATTTTCAGCTGTACGAACATTATTTATTCTCTGTATAGCATTTGGAAATAGGAAATCGTCACCATCTAACATAATTAAATTTTCATGCCGATAGTCTTTATAGAATGTTTGTAATACTGAATTATGACCTTTTCCGGGAGAACCATTAGATTCCGTTCGTATGATTTTTCTTAATTTTGTATAATTATTCTTACCAAATTCGTACATAACATCTTGATAGAATTCTTCATTCAATGTATTTACTATAATCATAATTTCATAGTCATCATATTCAGTTTGATTGAGAACACTTAAAAACGATTCCTTTAATAAGCGAACATTACTCGAACATAAAATACCAACCAAATATTTTACCATAATATAAATATCATACAAAACTATATTTATATTATTCGGGACGGATATATTCATTATTGATTCGTATAAGTGCGAATAACGTTTTATCGTAAAATTTATCAATTATATCAGGGTTCACATTCTCCTTTATCTTATTTTGGTATACCGTTATGTTGATATCGCTAATTTTATAGTCAGTTAACCCGTATTTTGTCAAAAGACCATCTCTTATGTTTTTATCGTGTGTATAAACACCTACATTATCATCGTGATGTTTGGTTACACTATCATCGTTAATACCGTTATATAAATAAATGTATGGGTCACTTAAATGAGTAATCTTATATTGGGGGTTTTGTAATTCTTTGTAAAAAATAACACAATATTCTATATCTACTCCTTTATACATCTCATCATTATATAATTTCATGTATTTGGATAATATGTTACGATTAACACATAGTAAACGCAATGGTGTAAGTGTGAGTGTATTATATCCATCATCAATTTGTCGTATATTGCTGACTTCTTGAATGTGAAACCCTAATTGTATATTGTAATCACGACAATACATATCGGTATCTGGGTCAATTTTGCGTTGTTTATTATATTCAAATATCGTATTACTTAAACAACAATTCCCTACTAATGTGACAACATCGCTTCCTTCTTCAGTTTGTATATTGTTGATTCTTTCGATAGCACACGGAAATAAAAAATCGTCACCATCTACTTTAATTAGATTTTCATATTTGTGATTATTATAAAATATTTCCAATACTGAATTATGTCCTTTTCCAGGAGAACCATTCGATTCTGTTCTAATTATTTTTTTTAGTTTTTCATGTTTATTGTAACCAAATTCCCGTATAACATCTTGATAAAATACCTCGTCTAATGTATTCACTACAATAAAAATATGATAGTCGTCAAAATTTATTTGGTTAATTACACTATTTACAGTTTCACGTAATAAACGAACATTGCTCGAACATAAAATACCAACTAAGTATTTCACCATTGTATAAATAATATAATGACTATTATTTATACCGATTTGCTTACCATGTATTATCATTCATTCGGGTGTAATATAATTCACAGTTATGTTCGGAAGCACTCCAACAAGTAAAAAATGTCTCAGCATACCACCTCTTTTCACTACTATCCTTGTAAATTTTATATTTTTCATCAGATAATTGTATGTTTGTACCAACATGATAATATTTATATATAGGAAAAGCGGTTACAATATCACGTTTATTTGTTATACGATAATGTGTTAGGTTTTGTTTTTCTTCAAATGACTTTTTCCACGCATAATTACCTACACGTGGACTCGCGAAAGAAACAACATTTACATTATTTTCTACACAATTGGATAACATATATCCAAACAATGTGGATAATGCTCCGCCTAAACTATGTCCGGTGACATAAATATCAAAATCCGGATGGTCTTTTAAAATCAATTCAATATTTTCTACTAATTCGTTGTATACAGAGTTAGATGTGAGTTGTTTATAGAACCCACTATGTACGTAAACATCGTCTTTTAATTTATGTTTGAATACCATTAAATCATAATACCAGTCTGACATTGATTCGCTTCCGCGAAATACCACTGTTATTCTTTTTTTTCCTTCACTTATAGCAATCCCTACTTGAATATCTGTGTCTGGGTCATTTATAAATTTATGTAATTTTCCCGTTGGTACATTTTCAGAAATCTCCACTAACACTTTTTTTTTTACTGAATCCATTTCGAGTTTTTCTAATTCATGTTCCTCTTTTAATTCAGATACAAACTCTTCTACCGTTTCATCTTTATTTTGTACTTTAAAGTTCTTACCATAATTGTAAACTAATAATGTTGCTCGTAATAAATCTAACATTGTATGGTGAGATATAGTAGTAACTTTATCATTACTTTCAACAAGATTGTCGTTTTCTTGGTCGGACATTCTATATACTGGATTCACAAAACAATTTATACAGAGATTATTTTAGAATTTGTAATCATAACTTTGCCAACTATATTTGTTTTTTCTACGTTTTTAACATGTGCATATACTACCTCCAAATCTCGTTGTGATTTATATTTCGAATTTTCTTTACATACAAGAGCTCCTTGCGTGATTATTTGTCGAATTTGTTTTTTTGAAAATTTTATAGTATCTGGTATAATTGCGATAACATGTCCCGATGGTTCATTATTAATGTGAAACCATATATCATCTTCTTTGGAATCATCTATTATTTTGAAGTTTTCACTTGCGTGTTGTCCTATAATATATTCTACATCGTCTCCTAAAGCTGAAATGTATCTACTGATTGTCTTCATGGTTATTGTTTATTTATTCATTCATAAACAATAATAATATTATCAATTTTACATCTAAAATTCAGGTTCATGTTTCTTAAATAGACACCCTTGTTGTTGGAGATTGGGTATAGCAGAAATTATACTTGGGTCTTGTAATGTAGAAACATCCAACCAAATTTTTATAATACAAAAGTTTTTTTTTGGCGAAACGGTGATACCATTTACATGTTTACTGTGTGAAATGTCTTTACATATTGTCTCACCAGTTATCATATAGAATAGTTTTTTCCATACTTCAGGAACATAACGGTTTGATATTTTATATGAAAAACATCCACCATTTCTGTTACGTGGGTCTTCCCACATGGGCGTAATACCTTCCCGCATTACAAACAACATACAATTTTTCAATACATTATCATGAATAATCTCATTTAATGATATAACTTTTTCGGCATTATCAATCTTATTCATAATTACTGAATAGCTTGATACATCCCAATTTTTGTCTTGTGGTAAATGGTAATATAAGTTCCATTTACCATTTAACATATGTTGGTGGGATTGAATACTCACTGTATCCATCTCTTACGCCCGTAATATACTAAGAGAAAAATCTTTATATTTTTTTTGTTATAACTAATCATTAGTTATTATTGTATATGAATCTTCTGACAACAAAATAGATTGAGAATAGGTAAGTGTAATCATATTTATAGTATCGTCCATCAAATTAATTGTGTAATTTTCATCAAATATGAATTCTTCGGGTTGATATTCCAAATATCGCTTGATAAACAGAGGAGATAATATTACATTATTAGTAAAAAACAAATCTTGTTCTAATTCCATACTTATTCGGTTTTGCATTTTCGGATGAGTATACTCGACGGTTAAAAATGAAGATTTAGAACGTGTATTTGAATATGTTCGTTCATCTGTAGATTTATTAAAGGAATGATTAGTTGTTCCATCATCTAATTTCATAGTAACCATTGTTTCAATTACATTATTATCAGATTTGGCAATTGAAGTTGCCATTTTTCCAAAATGGGAAAGACAATTATTATGATAATCAGTGTTGCTTACATCAGGAGTAGTATGAGGTTTAATATCTTGATAATATTCTAAATATATCTGTTGATTCCCGGTAAACAGTGTTTCATCATTCTTTAATAATATTGATATACATACCCAGTTGTTATTAAACGGTTCAATACGATAATTATTATAAACTGCTGTGATTTTATCCAAATTATATGATGTCGTATCCACAGTATTTTTTATACAGTCAAAATTGTTATATAAATAATTTCCACATTTAGACACTCGTATCTTCGTATCTACATATATAAGAAACAGTTTGGTTAAAATTGTCGTGTAGTCAACATTTTGTATTTCAATTATCATCATATTTGTAGATTGGACCAAATATTCAACACTTGTAAATAATATAACACTCAATATAGTGTATGCGTTTGTAATAAAATGCATTTTTAATAATATTAGAGATATATTTTTATATACTTCAGTAATAAATAATAAAGATTTACATAAATATATGTTCTTCCATTTCCTTTATTTTTTCATCCTTATCCATTACGATACTATAGATAATAAAAAATATTTATATAATTTTTATTATAATTGTTTCAAAAAACGGCGTTTTAAATCTTCAAGGGTTTAAATATCTAATGAAACGGTGTTTTTATTTGAAGTATTATTCTTACGTGAACGCTTAGGCATATTTGTATTTTTCATTCCATTCAATGATGAAATGGAAATTACAGAATCTTCGTCATTGGATACACCTTGGGGAGTTGATTGAGGCTTTTCATGAATATTTACAGTACGTGTTTTTAATCCAGATAATATGTTGTCTATATCGCTTGGACCTTTCATTTCTTGACGCTGAACTGGTGGTCTCATACTTTTAGGGGGTTCATTTATATTTTGTTGAGAATTCATATCTACACCCTGTTCTCTAAACATTGTTCCACGGCTTGCATTGATGTCGGGACGATTAGAAGGGGCTTCATTAGAATAGTTCATACCAGGTCTTGGCTGAGGGGGCATATTTTGTGTTTCGACTGGAGCTGGTGGGGGAGGTCCCCGTGGCTTGTTATTTGATTCTTGCATTAAGTTACTTGCCATCGCAAACCCGGGTGATTGTTGACTCATACTACTTACTGTTGCGTTGGTAAACATCTTCATCAATTCAGGACTCTGTTTAATGACATCATTAAACGCTGGGGTAGCACTCGATAAAGCCTTATTTGAAAAGTTCAATACCGCACCACTAAATCCAATACGAAGAAGAAGAGAAATTTCAGGTGCAAGTTTACCACCCTTATATTTATCATGCAATTCACTGAATAATTCTTCATAACTATCAATATCTTCATTTATTTGTTCTCCCCATCCATCAAGGTTTAAATCGAAAGGATTAAATGCGGTGTTGGCATATTCTATTGAATTAATAAATGTCATGAACCACCATCCTTGTAGTTTTACACTGTCCTTTTTACGTTTGTCTTCGAGCGCGGTTTCATATTCATCTTCAATCTCATCAAAGTCAGAATCTAATGTAAAATGAGAATTATGTTTAATTGACCCCTTTTCATACCAGTCATCTAACTTTTTAAGCATAGCACGTTTTTTTCTACGCTGTTCGCGTTCACTCATAGTAGTATGTACTTTAATGTCGTCATTTAGTGGCATTTCTGACATCTTTGAAAATCCATCCCAAGTTTTAGCTGTACCAATACTATCACGAGTAGCTTGACCTAAATTAGAGTCAGATTGTTCTCCATATGATGGAGGTGAAGGCTCCGGATTACTACCAAATCCAAATAAATTAGATGCCATTCCAGATAATGATTTTGTATCACTATTCATTTCTGCTTGAGGCGTATTGCGTCCAGAAATCTCATTTAATTCGTTTTCTAAATTATCAAGTTCTCCTAAATTTAAATCATTGTTTGATGATACTTTTTTTTCATTCATTAATAGTTCAATCCCAGAACCGAAATTTGACCCGGTTCTTGAAGGTTCCATACTTGGTAAATCGTCAATTTCACTGAGAGCACCTAAATCTACAACTTCCATACTATTATGATATTTATACAATTTTTATTTTTAAATCATCCGCATACAATATTAATTTTTTGTGTTTTAAATACCAAATACCTTGTAGGAATGAATCAGCCAAGTCGTCTTTTTTCTTTGTATTTAAAGAATCTTTCCATTTATGTAAATTATCATTTGCATCTATCATAAGAGAACAATAATACACCCCGTCTTTTTTATGTTTTTTATAATTGGCATTGATTTGACCCGTATTTTGCGTATTTTCGACCAAATTTTTACAATGTTCTCTATCATCTATTTTTATTTCGGAAAATTGTTTTAGTTTATGTGATGATGATACAAATTCTATATCCATTTTGTCATTCAACATTATAAAATATTGTGCTAACATCCCTTGGACTGTCTTCATTCTGGTTGCTATAGGGGATATTTGGTTTTCAATTACCGCATATTGTATGTTTTTGATGTCATCAATTTCATTTAATTGGTTTTTCATTCGTTTACCAATGCTAATTAAATCTGTTTCTGACGCAGTTTTAACCTTCTTACTTGTAACCGGCTCAAAACAATTCTTTTGATAATATTCCACTATTATATCCAATATTTCAGCTTTCTTTAGTTTATCAATGTTCTCAATGTTTAAAAATACAAGGTTTTTATTACCTTGTTGAATAAGGTCGTTTAATTTTAATTTTTTTAAGAATGGCGTCTTCATTTCCTTTGTAGGAATCATATATTGAGAACATTCTTTTGCATGTTTTTCACAATAATATTTATTATTCTTATGATATTTCGCCTTTTTACTACAATCTGTTGGAGGTGTCTTTTTATTTTTTGGTTTGTTCTTACAATCGCAATTATATGTAACGTTATCATTATCTGTAAAATTCAAAACACCCCATTTGTCTATCAATACTTCATTTCCAGTGTGTTCTAAAATACAATAAGCCATATTCTTTATTCCTACGTCAAAACTTATTAATTTCATAGTCCTCTTACAATAATATACATCGTGAGATTTATATTATTTGAATCCATAAACATATTCTAAAAATTGATTTTTGTATTACTATGTATACCACAATATATTAATTGCGTAAAAATGGTAGCATTCTTCGTAACATTCTTTGGTATAATAATATTCTTAATGGTACGGGCTGTATTCACTCCATCTGAACGTGTAAGACCATGTAGAAATTAGTTTTGTTTAGTTGGTGGTTGAACTACAACAGGAGACATCTTTCGTGCAGCTAATTGTTCTCTTGTTAAATATAACTCTTTTAAATCACTGGATGCGTATCCAAATGGTTTTGTCTGGTCTGTACCAGATGAATATAAATAAGGTTGGTTATGGAATCCCTTAACTTCGTTTGATTGAATACTTGGAATATCAACAGGTCGTTTGTAATATCCAGTATCATTGGATGATTCGCGGAAATTGTACTCCATGATTTTTTTTGCATTCTCGGTTAAATACTTGCGATATTCCCAATTTGATTTAATGCCGGAATTTTCTACTAAATCAGCATTTATAGATGACTCTGATTGCCATGTAGCAGTAACTGACCGTCCATCGCTCATTAATGGCGGAAATTCAGAATATTTGTTATTTGTATGATATCCTCTTGATGATTCAGGTATAGTTTCTTTAATAATAGGATATGCACAATCTACGCTTTGGTACATACTTGTTGAACGTGAAAACATTATAATATACTAAACCGTTAGAAATTATAATATCATTTTTCTATTTATGCTAATGTTTCAAGAAGTTTCAATAACTCATTTTTCTTCATTTTACCAACATCATTTGTATAACCTTTTTCATTTACGACTGCTTTTAGTGCTGTTATATTCATCTTTTTATAAACATCCATAGGCACATCTTGAATTTCATCTCTATTCTCTAAAGTGTCGTCTAATTTATCTACAATCAAATTATCTGTAGTATCAGGGTCTAACCCGTTATGAATATCAGGGTCATGTTCGTCGGTTGCTACACTTAGTTCTTCTTCGGGATTAATATTTTCGTCAATCTCTCCTATACCAACATTTATTACCTTTATTGGTGTAGTATGATTTAATTCTTCTGGTAAAATAACACCCTCACTTTCATCTTCACTTTCATCTTCACTTTCATCTTCGCTTTCATCCTCGCTTTCATCCTCGCTTTCATCCTCACTTTCATCCTCACTTTCAGACACCACTAATTTGGGTAATTCAGAAGCATCATAATAATGTTGTGTCGGTTCTTCTATTGCTGGGGTATATATTATATTTTCAGGCATACCACCATGGTGTACTAAAGTATTACGGTTATTCATTTCTGTCACTATATTATTAATAATTTCAAACATCGTATCGCATTTAGTTTCTAAAGCAGTGAACTTTTGTCGGAAGTGATATACCAAATACAATATTAGCACAAAGGTTATAGCCAAACTCACAAAGAAAAACGTTTCAAGCATATTAAATAATCCCATTTACATTAAAAAAACATTATATAAGAAGAAAGCAAACGAACCTACTAAATAAAATATTTTTGTATATTATATTATAAAATGGATTCACTATCTGATTCTACTAAATTTATTTCATCTGAGGGTAATAGTAAAAACTACATGATATTTATTTTAGCTACCTTATTAATATTATCTCTTTTAGGGATAAATCTATTTATAATAGTTGGTAATACCGTTCAAGTAGTCATTAACATCTTCAAACCCCTTATTTATCAAATATTAGCTATTTTTGGATATACTGCTGGTACTTTAATAAATACAACTGCTGATGTTACATCTGATGTTGCTCGTGCAGGTGTTGATATTGCCGAGGGCACCGTTCAATCGGTAGGAAATCTACTAAAAGACGCAAGTAAAGGTGCTGTAAACCTACAAACTAAAAAAGATCTTGATATGGTTATATCAGAACCGGAATCTGATAAAGCAGAAAGCCCTATTCAGACTAACGGCTCATCGTTAAAATCAAGCTGGTGTTTAGTTGGCGAACATAATGGAAAACGTGGGTGTGTTGAAATAAATGACGCTTCAAAATGTATGTCCGGACAAGTATTTCCTAACGCAAAAATGTGCTTGAATCCTACATTAACCCCTAATACGCAACCAAAACAAAGAGCTCAGCCACATCCATTAAAAAGTATTAAGAGTAACCCTGACCGTAGCACTTGGTAATTTATCTAATGTCTAACAATATTTTTGTATTAGACATTACATATTCAATAATGTAAATGGAACATATGATTGTGTACTGGGTTCGGTTGTTATCGTACATCCAGACGCATCACTCGTATTAGTTTCAGATATATTCATAAATACACCATAACTTATATCGTATTGTACGTTAAAATTACTGGTTATATCAGCATTTCCAATAACAAATTTTAATTTCGGTGTTATATGAAAATCATATGTATATCCTGATTCAGTGTATAAATTTATATTTGTTATATTTAATACGCCCGCATATAAGGTCGCATTGAAATCATTTACATTATTAGAAATATCAAACGTCATTGAACTTATATTACTATCATCATATGTATAATCAATACTACTATTGACATTCTGTACGTATTCATTATTATATTTTACCACAAACTCAAATGGGCTTAGCTCATCCAATGATATAGTTAGATTATTATAGGATATATCTCCATCAATTAGCTTTCTACCTGTTATATTTAAACCCATCGGAATACTCATCCGATAAGTATATGCAGGCAAATCAATAATTTCAGTTATATTCAATGATGTTACTTGGTTCTCTTCATCATCATTAAAATATGTGTTCTCATCTGGTGTAGTAAACGTCCATTTATCTGTTATATCTTGCTGTGATATACCTTTTGGTTCTGTACCAGTTTCATAATTATATAACGGAACGTCTTTATCCATATATAAATTAATCGATGGACCCGGAACACCAGCCGCACTACTACGAGTATATATTATACCAGCGTCAGGGCAATCTAATACGCGGCTACTTGCGCGTGTAGAACCCATCATCGCATTTTTATACAACTCCTTTTTTGTAAAAGAGTTTTGTTTTGTAGATTGTTTATTACCAGCATATTTCAATATTTCTGCTTTTCTTCTCATATTTAAATCAAATGATGTATGTTGTCCGCTCAAATAAGGATTATTATCTTCACCTAAAATTGTACTTCTTGGTGGAGGGACCGCAAATAAAAACTGTTTTCTTCTTTGTTGAATAGTACTACATAAAGAGTCGGTTGTTTCTGCCATAGTATAGTATCACTTATACTATACTACGAGATTGTTAGTTGAATATTCTTAATATTTTGATGAATACCAGTAATTAGACAAATATTTAAATCCTTTTTGTGCTCCCATGTTATTCACCACTGATAAATTTGGACCACTTGATACAATATGATTAATCTCAAAAATGTTTAATGCACGATTATAATATCTTAATGCTGATAATTTCCCCATAAACCCACCATTTTGTGAGATATAAATATCACCATAATTTTGTTTTGGTGTATCCAGCATTTCAAGGCGACTTGCGATTATTCCATTCACATATACATCTATTTTTGTATTCATCGCACGGATAGCAATATGAACCCATTTTTTTAATGGCACATTGTCTATGTCAATAATATTAGGGTTACTGGTAGAACTATCATGAGCTTTTACAGAATCCATAATAATATGAAGCTTATTTGTCATTGGTGAAATATACATACCGGGTGCGTTATTTACACTCGCAATATTTGTAACAGGGTCAAATCCACCATCTCCCTTACTGAATATATGTTGATATTTACTGTCATTTTTATTTAAATCATCAATATATATCCAAGAAGACCAGGTAAACTCTAAGCCTTCCGATTCATTATTAGACTTGTAGATTGGCTTACTTTCAGTATTCTTAGGATCTTGAGACACAATCATATCATTTGTACCATCAATCATACCATCAATTATATAAGGTGAATGACTCGGTCTTGTAAAATAACTTATCAGACTTATACCCAGATTCATTAAAAATAAAAACACAATCAATACCAAAATAATAAATGCGAATTTTGCGATGATCGTATTTGAATATAAGAATCCGGTAGTAGCACCAACCCCAACCGCGGCTTCTGTTGAGAATTCGTCGAATTTACTTGTTAAGGTTCCCTTAGCCTGGTCGTATCCTTCTCCTACAGCCTGAATACCACTTTGGATACTTTGATTAAATGTATTTAATGGTCCTGTATTTGGATTAGCGTTTTGTTGAAAATTCATTACGGTTTATATATTATATAATAGATATATAAAACATTTTACTTACATCAAAGAGAACTTTCTAATTTCTTCGTTGTTCTGTAAGATAGATAAATCAATACCTATATCGTTCAATGCCGATGCCATTTTACTTGAACCGTTACCTTTCATGTATACATCCCACGCAGTTTCTGGGTCGACTGGGGTCGTCCATCTTCTAAACTGAGTAGCATACGCATCAAAGTTTCCACCTTGATTGCCTAAATATACAGGAATTTCTTTACCAGGTGGTACAATAGGCATAGCACCACCATTATTGTCAGTTTTCTTAAAAAAACGCTGAGAACGGACTAATTTACCATCAATATAAGCATCCGCAAATTGGTTATCCATACTAATTGTAATATTTACCCATTTCTGAAGAGGAAAATTGTTAGTGATAATCATTGTTTCGTCAGTACCATTGGTATCATTCATTTTAACGTCAAGTTTTAATACAGGAGAAGTTTTATCTAAATATAACCTCAAATTATTGGCACGAGAGAAAAAGGTTTTTTCTGTATTGTTATCCCACGTATTTACATATATCCATACTGAATGTGCGTAACGAGTATTTTTGGGACCACTTATATTTGAAATAGCTGGTACTGGGGTTAATAAACTGGCAGTTGGTACTAATTCAGAAGAACTGTCTGTATAATAAGCATATAACACGTATAATAATACTAAAATAGTTACTATCAAAATTATGGTAATTGTATCCATTATATACAGTACATTTATAAATTATTTACAGGAGGGTTTTTTTTCATTAATAAATTATATGAATTTGCGACTTGTGAACGTGTTAAGTTGCCTACATAATAACGAATATTACTAATTGCTCCATCTATACCATCATTCGCACCAATTACTACAATATCATTCGCAGTATATACTGGTGAATTATCATGTGCGAATCTAAATGTCTTTTCTAACGAACCATTTAAAAAGAAGTCTACTGAATTTGCCGTATAATTGAATATAAACTGATTCCATTTTTGAGTATCTACTTCGACAATGTAACTGTTTTCATCACTGTTTTCATTGTTTGAAAAATACACCTTTAATGTATCTTTATTATTATGAGGTTCCTTTTTCACATAGGTTATCTTAGGTACTCCATTACCATAATTAAAGATAGGGGTTTCATTCGCATAAGAAAATTTATTTTCAGAATGTGCGTTTATCATTACCCACATTGATAAGCTATAATTTCTTCGGTATACCACGGGGGAGTTTACATCATCTTTTTCTGCTGTTAATTTTAAATCATAACTGGAAATAAGTGGCTTTTCTATATCCAGAAACGCAGAACCTTCTAATAAAGGGACGCCTTGTTTCAAACTAATTTTTGATATAATTGTGGGAATATAATTATAGAGGAATATCAAAACTATTTCAGTTATGAATAAATAATATACCACATTGGTTGTTAGTTGCAGTTCTCGACGTATGTAATTATAAAAATCCAAAATAAGACAAGGAACATAGAAAAATAGATGGACGAAAAATCCACCCCATCCCTCTTGTGTTTTTAATTGATTACTATAAAAATAAAACACGATTGCTAATCCAATTAAGATACCAAATGATAGTATACCGGATATTATATAGTTCGCAACTGAGAAAGCTGAATCATTAATATTTGAATAAAAATAAAATACTGTTCCAAATAAGGATACAATAGTTCCTATAATCACACCCATATAATAGCTATTATTTAATGATTCTTTTCCTAAAAACACAGTTGGTATTAAAAATATTAAACCTACTACTAATGGAAATAAATAATTACTATATCCAGTTGTTAATGATAGATGGTCTTCAGATGATTGCATTAATGTTACTACAAAATAAATCAGAAATCCAAAAGTGAGTATATATTTCAATATTGGCATTATGTTGGTTCCGTCCGATAAGTCCATATTTATTATACATTATACATACAATAAATATCAGTAAGATTCATATTACAAGTTTTCCATTGTTGTTTTTTTCCCGTGACATTCACGACATAAAGCAACTAAATTATCTACATGATTACTTCCACCATATTCTAATCTAACCACATGATCTACTTCAAACCAAGCGGTTAATTGATTTTGACAGTCTCCACATTTCCAGTTTTGTCGTGATGCTACGAACTTCTTTTTCGTTTCACTAACAGAACGCTTTGTTGATTTTTTACCCGAATTCATAATCCTATCTTCCGATATTTGGGACGGATTCGATAGAGCCATCATTGGATGATTGTCATTTCCCGAAACAAACCCTTGTTTTGAAGTGAAATCCAATATAGGGGAAATGATATTCGATGCGTTCTTATCAATGGGTAAATATTTAATATAATCGCCAGAAGTAGATACTATCTCACGAGCACGTAATGGATTTTTCTTTATTAAGATGTAAAACATTAACGCACCAAACGCGATTCCCGCCATCTGATAATATTTTTTCCATGATAACATTAGAGCCATATACTTACCATCGGTGTAAATGTTTGCCATACAAAACCCGGCTACTAATAATATTACTAATTCAAATCTCATGTTCTCCTTACTTCTTCTTATATTATCTATACACATTTTCAATCGATTTATTCATAGTATACATAAATCAAAAACGCACATATCAATATTAGTGCTAAATGTATATAATGTTTATTCAAATTTAATTTACTGCTTATATACACTGGTTTAGGTAAGTATTCATTACGATACTTTTCAAGAGCCCTCGGTAATGATATTTCCTCTTTTCCTAATAATACATTGAATTTATTGTGAATAAAATGGACCCATCTCACAAACGAATCACGATTATCTAAATATGGGGATACAGGATACTTATCTAACATTTCACTAAACTTGTTTCCCATTTCCTCAATGGGTATAAATAGAGGCATGTTCTGAATAAAATCGTAGTATTTCTTCTTTGTTACATCATTCGGGGTTTTGGGATAAGACTCGGCTATTGTATGTAAAAAAAACCAATAATGAGGTCCCCATACTTCGGAATGAAATATCATTTTGTATACACGTTAGTAATATTTATTTTTTACAAATACAACTATTTTGTAAAAAGGGTGTAAAGATTACTTTATGTAAAACAATAGATATATGGCGGATAACTATTGTAATAATTGTGGAAAACACGGACATAGCTATAACCAATGTAAATTACCGATAACCAGTTTAGGGTCTATTGCGTTTCGTATTTATGACAATAAAATAGAATATTTAATGATATGCCGTAAAGACACATTAGGATTCATTGATTTTATGCGCGGGAAATATACATTAACAAATAAGGACTATATTATGAATATGTTGAAACAAATGACGAATGCTGAAAAAATTAAATTAAATACATTGACGTTCGACCAATTATGGCATGATATATGGGGTAATGTGAATGTAATCAATCAATACAAAGCAGAAGAAATTTCATCCAGAAATAAATTTAATCATTTAAAACAAGGAGTTCAATACAAAACGAATAAACTTTCGTTAACTGAAATGATTGAGGAAAGTAATCAATATACAGTCTGGAATGAACCTGAATGGGGATTCCCTAAAGGGCGACGTAATTATAATGAATCCGATTTAGATTGTGCTTTAAGAGAATTTAATGAAGAAACCGGGATTAATACAAGGTCCATAAAGCTAATTGATAATCTTTTCCCATATGAAGAGATTTTTACTGGTTCAAATTATAAATCTTACAAACATAGATATTTTATCACGTACATTGATAGTAAAACGAATATTAATATGGATAATTACGAAAAAACAGAAGTTAGTAAAATGGAATGGAAAACATACGAAAACTGCATGTCATCTATTCGTATCTATAATTTAGAAAAACAGTATATGCTTACTAAAATAAACAATACGCTGTCAAATTATAGTATATCATGCTATTGTTAAAATACACACCTTTTTATCTCTATATATTTTAATATATAGAGAGTATCATCAAATTATGAATAACACTGTTAAAAATAAATCTGTACCAAAAAATAACACACGTAAAAGATGTCCTAAGGGAGAACGTTGGAATATATCTCAAAATAAATGTTTGCCACGTATTATAAATAATACAGAAGACACAAATAATAACACTGGTTGTTCTAAAAAATATGAACCACAAACTACACAACAGCAACAGAGAATGATTTTTTTGACAGAACAAGTTAAATCACGTAAACTTAGCACAAAAGATTTGAGAAATATGGTATCTGACCTTATTGGAGAAGAACGAGGTATTCATAAAAACCAAATATTAGGTGCTCGAATGACCGACGAATTAATACGATTGATTATATGCTTAGAGAATAGACCGAATCAAGACCCGGAAGTTGAACCATCACCCGAACCAGAGGTTGAACCATCACCCGAACCCAAAGTTGAACCATCACCCGAACCAGATGTTGAACCATCACCCGAACCAGATGTTGAACCATCACCCGAACCAGATGTTGAACCATCACTTGAACCCGAAGTTGAAGATATAGAACTGACACCAGATATACAGGATATACAAAATCAATTTGGAATAGAACCAAGTGATATGGATTCTAAAGAATATAATCAATATTTATCTAAGAAAGAAAAACTTGAATATGATAATAATAATGATGATGACACATACGATTTCCTTTATCCGCAATTAAATGACCCTAATTTTAGTACAAAAATCGCATTGCGTAAAGAATTTAATGATACTCGGTTCGATGGTGAAATTAAAGACATCAAAAAACAAGCAGAAATACTATGTAAAGCAGATTTTGAATTGTTACCACATCAAATGTTTGTTAAGAATTTCCTTTCACTACAAACACCATACAATTCTCTTTTGTTGTATCATGGCTTAGGAACAGGCAAAACATGCAGTGCGATAGGTATTTCTGAAGAGATGAGACATTTTATGAAACAAGTGGGTGTAAAACAAAAAATACTAATCGTTGCCTCACCTAACGTTCAAAATAACTTCCGTCTTCAATTGTTTGATGAACGAAAATTAAAATTAGATGGAGAACAATGGAATTTAAACACATGTGTAGGAAATTCATTATTGTCTGAAATTAATCCTACTAATTTAAAGGGCATTTCTAAAGAGAAAATTACATCACTCATTAATTCTTTAATTAACAAATACTATTCTTTTGTAGGATATACTGAATTATCACATTACATACAAAATAAAACAGTGCCTCCTGATAATGTTAATTATACAACCGCACAAAGAAAGGACTATAAATTAAAAAGAATACAAAAATACTTTGATAATCGTCTTATTATCATTGATGAAGTCCATAATATTCGTCAAGGAGATGACAATAAAGATAAGAAAAAAACATCCTCATTATTATTGAATATATGTAAGTATGCTAATAATCTTCGTCTTCTTCTGTTATCTGCTACTCCTATGTATAACAGCTACAAAGAAGTCATATGGCTTACTAATATTATGAATGTAAATGATAATCGTAGTACTATTTCTGAAAGTGATATTTTTGATAAAAACGGTAGTTTTATTGAATCAACTACAGATGATAATGGTAACGTATCTGAGAGTGGTAAGGAATTATTAATGCGTAAATTAACTGGTTATGTTTCATTTGTCCGTGGTGAAAACCCGTATTCATTTCCATATCGCATTTATCCTGAGACATTTGATAATACTCATAGTCTGGATGTAGAAAATTACCCGACCAAACAAATGAATAATCGAGAGATTACTGCCCCATTAAAACATACCCCCGTATATACAAACCCTATAGGTGAGTACCAATTAAAAGGATATAATTATATTATTGAGAACATGAGGAATATGTCTACAATAAAGGCACAAGATGGAGATGAATCGGTACAACAAATACCGACATTTGATAACATGGAATCGTTTGGATATACTTACTTAGAAAGACCTCTTCAGTCATTGGATATTGTTTACCCCAATAAAGAGTTTGATAAAATAATCAATGGAGAACCCACTACTATGAATTCAGAAGATGTTGTGAAACGAATAGTAGGTAAAAATGGTCTTATGAATATAATGACTTATAAAACTACCGACCAAATACGTTACAATTTCCAATATAAACCCGAAACCATTGACAATTATGGGCGTATTTTTAGCCCCGATGTTCTTCCTAAGTACAGTGGTAAAATTTCGTCAATATGTAATACTATTCTGAAATCAAAAGGTGTTATCATTGTATATTCTCAATATATCGATGGTGGAGTTGTGCCAGTTGCTCTTGCGTTGGAAGAGTTAGGATTTACCAGATATGGCAGTGCTACGTACACCAAACCTTTATTTTCAGAATCACCAACCGAACCGATTGATTCTATATCCATGAAACCTAAATCGCAAGTTAAAGGGAAATTTAAACAAGCGAAATATGTTATGATTACTGGAGATAAACTATTCTCGCCAGACAATCTAAGTGATATTAAACATATTACAAATACTGATAATAAAAATGGTGAAAATGTAAAAGTTATTCTTATTACAAAAGCAGCAGCAGAAGGTCTTGATTTTAAAAATGTTCGCCAAGTACATATTATGGAGCCATGGTACAATAACAATCGTACCGAACAAATTATTGGACGTGGAGTACGTAACCTTAGTCATTGTAATTTACCGTTTGAAGAACGTAATGTTGAAATTTATCTACATATTACAAACCCTATATCAGAACAACAAGAAGAACCCGCCGACTTATATGTGTATCGTTTTGCTGAAAAAAAAGCAGAATTAATAGGCAATGTAACACGGGTTATGAAAGAGATTTCCGTTGATTGTCAATTAAATATCGAACAAACTAATTTTACCATTGATAAATTAACACAAATGGTTCAAAATAAAGATATACAGATTCAATTATCCAGTAATTCTAAGAACAAAATTCAGTTTACAATTGGCGATAAACCATTTACTCCCGTATGTGACTATATGGATAATTGTAATTATCAATGCTATGCTAATACTGAGGTTAATAATCAAGATATAGTTAATCATACATATAGCGAAGAGTTCGCACGTATCGGATTTTCAGCTATTGTTAAGCGAATTAGAAACTTATTTAAAGAACAATTCTTTTATACGAGAAAGGATTTGACTGACTCCATTAATATAATTAAAAAATACCCGAAAGAACAAATTGATTTCGCACTTACACGTTTCGTTAATAACAAGAATGAAATTATTGTAGATAAATATGGCAGAAATGGATATTTAATTAACAAAGATAAATATTATGTATTTCAACCTATGGAAATTACAGACGAATATGCTTCTTTGATTGAACGGTCTATACCTATCGCATTTAAACCTACTAATCTTGAGTTAGAATTACCTGTCAAAATGGCTTCTCCAACACAAACACAACTTATTGAAACTACACGAACTGACTACGCTACTATTATTCAAACACTTACTCAAAATATTACTAAAACCAAAACTACCGAAAATATTAAATCGGGAGATAATGACTGGTATAAGCATTATAGTAAGGTTCATTCACTACTTATTGAGAATAAGTTCAGTAAAGAGCAACTTGATAAATATATTATACATCACTTTTTAGATTTATTACCAATACAAGATAAAGTTACCGTTATTAATCATATATTTAAAAAAGGAGTTGACTTATCTAATGACGACAAAATTATCAAAAAATATTATAACAACTTTATTACTGACGATAACATTATTGTTCTTATTGATTCATTAAATAATAAACAACCTTTTCAGATATATACATTGAATACCAATAATACTCCCATATGGAACAAGGTAGAAAGTGAAGAAATCAACAATTATAAACATGTACTCAAAAAATTTATAGTCGCACCATCAAATGTAAATAAACATATATTTGGGTTTATCGCAAAGGATAGCAAACGAAATATCATTTTCAAAACACGTACATTAACAGATAAACAACGAAATATAACTGGGTTTAATTGTAATACTGCAGGAAAAAATGACGTTATCAAAAAAATGAACGAATTACCTATCGTATTAAAGATGGATTATGATAATGTTTTAAAACAAGGAACATGTGTTATTTTTGAACTTGTATTCAGAAAACTTGATGAAGAAAGTAGTGGAAAACGATGGTTTTTTGACACGGTTTTACGTAACAAGAATGTAGATACATTTATAGGTGTTTCTCGTTCGTAATCTTTCAATATAGAAAATTGAAATTTCCATATTGAACCAAACCTACATAAAAGATAATCTATTTATATATTAGTAGCTATGGATAAACAATCAAATACGCAAGGAGTATACTCTAATGAATTGCTCACCAGAAAAGTGTTTTTAACAATGGACCAAGTAGGTCAAAATATAAAACAGAATTTAGAACGAAGTATATCATACAGTATTGAAGGTAAATGCACTCAAGATGGATATATTAAACCTAATTCGGTTCGTGTAAATACATACTCAGCTGGTATTGTCAATAACGAAAAGGTTGAGTTTCAAACTGTATTTGAATGTATGGTATGTCATCCTGTAGAAGATATGGTTATGGACTGTAAGGTTAAAACTCTTACAAAAGCCGGAATACACGGAGAGGTTATTGATAATGAAGGGAATATGCCGGTTACCATATTCATTGCACGAGACCATCATTTTACAAACAAACAGTTTGGAACTATTGAAGAAAACAGTGTAATTACAACAAAAATAGTAGGTATTCGTTTTGAATTAAACGACCCATATATTTGTGCTATTGGTACATTAGATACTGAGACTAATAAAAAGTAATAACAATTACAAAACTACAAAATGTTTATTCATATTTAGAAATTTCTATCCATTATGTATATTTAATACATAATGGTAAATTTTTTAATGTCAGGTCGTGGAAGACCTCGTAATACTAACGAACAAGCTAAACGTATTGCCGCGGAGAAGGCTGCTGCTGAGAAGGCTGCCGCGGAGAAGGCTGCTGCTGAGAAGGCTGCCGCTGAGAAGGCTGCCGCTGAGAAGGCTGCCGCGGAGAAGGCTGCTGCTGAGAAGGCTGCTGCTGAGAAGGCTGCCGCTGAGAAGGCTGCCGCTGAGAAGGCTGCCGCTGAGAAGGCTGCTGCTGAGAAGGCTGCCGCTGAGAAGGCTGCCGCTGAGAAGGCTGCCGCTGAGAAGGCTGCCGCT